GAAGCTCTTGCTAAGACTGAAAATATGATTGACGCTAAGCTAGCACAGGCACATGAGCTGTATAGTCGGCTAGTCGGAGAGGTTGAGGCAAGAAATGTTCAGAAACGTCTAGATATGACAGATACTCAACGCTTCCTAAATTCTCCTCGTATGACTGAAGATAGACCTAGTTTTGTTCAACAAAATGTAGGACAGACAGAACGCATACAACTTCAGAATTCTGAAGGTCCTTTCCAAGCTTATAGCCGACGCTGGGCTAACAACGATAACATCCGTCCTAAGAATGAACATGAACGTTTCATAGAAGCCTATGACAAACTTCATGCTTTTGGAGAGAATGTTCTTATGAAAAAAGGCGGATGGACTGAACTTAACGTCCATAAGTACAATAAGATGGGTAGAGAATTAGCTAAGATCCATGGAGAAGGGTGGATTGAGGTTCCCTACGATCCCCTTGGAACCCGCAAATAAGCGAAAAAACCTATCACTTTAGAAAATAGGCACGAAAAAACCCCCAAGCCCGTAAGGACCTGGGGGTTTAAACTTGTCTGGCTACTCAGGCAGCCATCTTCGTATCTTCGTTGTCGTTCGCCGGAACCTGCTTCCACGCAGCCTTGCCAGCCTGAACTTCAGCATACTGGGCAGCAACGCAGTAGGCAGCGATGACAGCCATGTCGTGCCAGTAATCATCCTTGCCAGCCTTGATGCCGGCAGCATCGAGATTCTTTGCACACAGCTGCATCTTCTTGCCGAGATCCAGCAGACGCGGATCATTCCGGAGCTTCTCGAGGAAAGCGTTATTCGCCTCGACAGCCTTCTTCAGTGCTTCCATGTCGATGTTCTTCATCGTTCTTCTCCTTGGTAATAAGCAAAAGAATCCCCAGCTGTTACACTGGGGATCAAGTTTACCCGGAGGGAGGAAGCGCTAGTTCTCCGGGAGTAGCTTACTCGGACCAAGGAGGCGTGGTGTCCTTAGTTACCTTTCGGGTCTTCCGAGTATTCGACGTCTTGGACTTCGTTGGGTCCAATGACTTGGACGGGGACGGGGTTTCCATCGTTATCAACGATGAGGACGGAAACAGGCGTCGGGACAGTCGCGTTATCAATAGTCTGAACTTGGTCATTCATTATAAATCTTTCTGATAAATTATTCACCCTCGGGCTTTTCCTCGGGCTTTTGTAGGAGGTTGACGCCTACGATTTGCTGAGCGAGAGACAAGGCGAGTAGGGACGTTATCGAGGCTACCAGTACGATGGTGTCCAACGTGGTCAAGTTCCTTTCCATCTCCTTTGTGAGCTCGACCTTCCTTGATCGCTTTTGCTCTGGCACGATTGCGTGCCATGCGTCGTTTAACTTGCTCAGGCCTGTTTTCATAGGCAGTCTCTTTTTTATAGTTTCTAGCCACTCTTGTCAAGACTTTTCTGGTCCTAGTCTCATCCTCCTTTCGAGTAATATATTTTAAGTTTCATGTTACCTTCAGGGTTAACTTCCCCGAAGTCTATGTCTACGATGTGACGCCCACTCATGATGGGCTGTAACTGGGTGATTATTGCGTCCTTCAGGAATCCCATGCCGACTTCTTTAGTCAGGCTGCGGGAGAGGCGCTTCTGTCGTTCTTTCAAGAATTTCAAGCTCAGTGGGATGTCGCGCATTGTCGTGATCCTTAGGAGCCTTATGCTCCTTTAAATTCTTTAATCTACGACGTTCGGCTCGATCGGAGGGATGTTTAATCATGTGAATTCAAGGGGTAAGATTTCAGGTAAGCTGACGAACCCCTTTTCCACAAGGAACTCAAGAACATCCGCTTCTGTCAGGTCATTAATTTCAAGCAAGTCAGAGAAGGTATATGTTTCAAGTATAGTAGAGTAGTCCGTCAACTAGGTATAATTCCAATTCCAATCAGATAGAGCACACCAATAGTGCCAAGAGTAGCGATAATACAACCGGTCCAAAACCCATAATTATAACCTTTAGTGAATCCCCGTCCAAATTCATTTCCGTTTCTTTCGTTGTCGTTTGACATGTTTCTTCCTCTTTCGCTTGGGGGGTACTACCCAACCTGGGTATTCCCCAGTCAGGTATTGGTAAGCACTAAGGAGTAGTTCTGAGCCTTTATCGCGGCGGTTTCTACCAACGACGTATCTATTGCAATGCGTACAGAGCAGTCCTCTGACATGCCCCGTGTAGTGATCGTGATCAACGCAGAGTCGAACCTTGAATCCACTAGCAAGTCTACGGCAAACTGCGCAACGCTCATCCTGCTTCCTGAGAAGTTCATCATACTGGGTCTCCGTGATCCCGTACTTACGAAGAAGGCGGTTAGCTCGTGTCACACTTAATTATACACTATCTTTCCGAACCGATCAACTTCTGTAATGAAACTTCCATCAGCTCTTTGAGGACGTCGGACTACCTTCGTTAGGTATCTTGGTCCGTCGGAGTAGAGGAAGCATCGAACGTGTGGCTTACATGCAAACTTGTACGCATTGTAGCTTGCGACAGTGCCCAGTTTATAGTTTCCACTGGTACCGTCGGGTACTTCTTCACAAGTGCACTTTGGAGCTCGATCAAGAGCGACGATACTTCGGTAATTTCGGATGCGTTCTCTAATGCTTTCTTCGCGACAATGATGCTCATATAATGCTAAGTGTCCTAGTTCTTGGTTGATGGCTAAAAGATAGCCCACAGTTTTGTTAGTAACGAGAGGATCGTCCTGGGAACCAACGAGATAACCGTCAAGCTGGTCAAGGTAGCCGAAGCTGTCACGTGTTCGAAGAGTCCCATCTTTAAATTTCTGAAAGCTACGACTGTTAGCAGATTTGACATCGACAACGCAACCATCGATGACGCAATCACGGTGGCCAACGACTCCATCGACAACGAGTTCATCCTGCTCTCCTACCACTTCGTGACCAGCCGCCTTGGCCATCGAGATCACATACGCTTCAAGGATGTGTCCGTATGTGAACTTGATTTGGGTGTAGGGCTGGACGGGTTGACGTAAGCTTGGTGAATGAATGGAGTGCCACAGTTGAGACGGGCACTTGATTCCCATCTCAGATAGACGGAGAGTAGGAACTTTGTCCGGTCGTCCAACTGCTTCCAGGATTTTTCGTCCAACTTCTCCGCTAAAGTCTTCAGCGATAGCTTTGGTGAACCATCCGTTGTTTCCAACTTCGGCATAAATATCCTTAATTAAGTTCTTAATGTCTTTCATGTTTACTCTAGGCTTGGGGCCTGTTACAGCCCCATAGCGCGGGCCGCTGTCTTTACGAACAGAATGATGAGAAGGGAATATCCCATCATAGCGACTGGGACGGCAGCTGTCAAGATGGTCATCTTCTTGATAAAGGAGTAGCTTTCCCACCCCTTCTTCTCTTCCTTCTTGTCCTCTTTCTTGTACATCTTTGCTCGCTGTTCAATGTACGTCTTGATGGCATCTGCCTTTCGTTCTGCAGCATCAAGTTTCATGAACAACACTTCTTCTGGAAGGTCCTCAAACTTCATGGTCGGATCCTTCTTCTTTCGGCGCTTGGGTTTCGGTTTGTCGAAAGCCCTAGCATATTCGAGCACAGCAATCAGGTCTTTGCCTTTCATGGTACTCTCCATATGGCCCGGTAAACCCGGGCTCTTGATTAAGGAGGACGTGCCTCCTTGTTTGACGAGCGCTCCTTGCGCCCGCTTCTTGAAACTCTCATCTCTCTCTCCGCTCTTAACCTTGACGCTAATCTGGCGCCTTCTTGGTCCTCACCATCGATGTTCTACCAACTTGCGGACTGTCCCGGCCATGTACCTGACCTCACACCAGTACGACTTACGGTCTGCCACACAACTTACTCGCAGTCCTTTGGGTTGTGTGTCGTAGAACTCTAACTGCTTTGCTTAGACGGTGTGCTGTTGGAATACCCTGACTGTTCTTCACCCTACACCCGGTAGGCGAGTGCTACATCAGGTCGCTACTCCCTTCTTCGCTACCCCGTTCGATCGGGGACTTCTCTCCCGCTGCCGATACGACAATCGGTGGGACGCACTCTTGGCCTTCCGGCTCTTCACACATATGGCCTGTCTCCTACAGGGCGAGAGACATTGGCACCATTCTTACCATTCAGTTTGCAAAGCTGAACGCCTCCGGCTTAACCTTCGGATGGCTGTGTCATACAAGAATGCTGGGGTTCGTGCTCCAGAGATACAGGGCATATACATCCACTTCAGAGGTGGACTTTACTGACAGTACCAATCAGTCCCTGGGCATGGTTGAGGGCCATGCTTACGGCTAGCACTAGCTTTTCTGAGGTCAAAGCTGTAATCCCTACTAGATCGGTTTACTTTCCGGTGATGTGGTATATCGAAACCACGCAGTTCATGCCCTTCAAGCATTCTGCCACGCCATAGCTACTGTCCTCTACCATTGCAGTGCCCCTGAACCCGCTCTCAGTGGACTCGAACCACCCGGGGAGTATCTGCGCCTTACCGCATCTTCTGCTTAGTCGTCCGTAGCCATTTGGGCCCATCAACAGAGGGGTGACTGAGTTACACAGCCATCTACTATAGACGACAGGACTAGCTTCGTGTCACGTCAAGAGTTTGCTATGGAGTACCCAGCGGTTGTTCTGGGTCCACGCTAGTAACCGTGTCTCTACCTACAAGCTTCCGAAGAAGTCAGCGCGCTAGCGGGGTTCTGTCCCGTTGTCACACATCACCATGTGCGCCACGCCTCGTAGGGCATTTGGTTTGTCAGCGTTAATGGACGCTGTATGTATCGGACCTTCTGTCAACCACCGTAGTAGTAGCCGGATTTGCACCGGTCTCTATACATCCACCTTGCTATCGGCTGGACTTTACGAGTGTCCCTAATCGGATACACTTGGTTCTGCCTACGCAGTTGCACTCACTATGTCGCTTGTGGAAGGCGACTTGCCCACAACCTGAACAGTGGCTCCCCTCGGGGAGGGCCGGTTAGGTACCTCAGTACCTGAGGTTTTCCGCTAGTAAGTGGAAAATGAATTGATTAGAAAAGAGGAGGCTGAGCACGGAGACCCTCAACCTCCTTCTTCTCGTCGTCTGAATAATCTTTGTCAGGATTGAATGGAACTAGGTTATCGACACGGATACCAACCAAACGTGCTGCGATAGCCTTACCTCCTGTTGGAGTTCCGTGCTCATAAACCTCCAGCTTGAGTGTGCCGTCTGAGCCGTTACCAATTGTCCTTCCGTCCATAGGTGCACCGTCAGCGTCGACGACCTTCGGAGGTTCAAAGGTCCACATAGTTCCGTCCTTACGGAGACGCTTAGTAGGACAGCCGAAACGGGTGACCCATGCGTTTCCTTCATTCTCATCCATCTTGAGAACATTCTTCAATCCTTTACCCTGAAGCTCACGGATCTTCTCCAGACCTTCAGCGGTTGGGTGGATGGTTACGCTCCATCGGTCGTACAGGGAGTCAGGCTTTACAACCTTCACCCAAGACAACTTACCTTGAACGTACTCAGTCCACGTCTTATTAAATGATTTCGCCATTAGAAACTAATAACCTCGTCTAGTGCTGTAATGATACTCTCTAATTCTACTCTAGTTAATCGAATTTCGTAGGTTCCATCTACGATGTTGCTATCTGTAAAACTAGCATCCAGATAGTCACGCAGTGTTTCCATTTCTTCCCTTGTCAATGTGTCATACTCCAATTCTTATGTATTGTATAAATCTTGTGATCGTCATTCCAATATGAACCTGCCAATGGGCAAAGTAAACCTAATTCTTCACCGACAATACGGAGACTGTCTGCCTGGAGAGAGGCGACACGCAGAGCAATCTCCATATTGTTAGGAACTTCTGTCTGCCATTCGTCATGGACAAAATTGACTAATAGGCCACCCAGCTCCGTCACGGGTCGGAGCCATTTGAGGGTGGCCATTTTCATTACAATAGCTTCACCGTTCTGGAGGTAACCCGACATCGCAAGATGACGTCTCCCCCCTTCACTGTCTCCAGGTATTCGTACACGACGTCCGTCAAGTCCATTGAACCATCCTCGTTTCGCGTCACGAGGTATGATCGTTTCTTTGAGGGTTGCAAATCCGGTGTATCTTCGGAGAAGTCTTTCATAAGCCTCTTGAGCAGCTCTCTCGTCGCAATCGAGAATTTCACGGAGCTTTCCCATACCGGCACCAAGAAGGAGCGCATATATGTATCGCTTCGCGGCTGCTCGGGATTTGCATTGATCTCCAAGAATGGACTGGTTAAGACTGTGTGGGTCGGTCTTGAGCTCTTTCTTGCCATTGACAAGTGCCTCCGTAAACTCAGGGTCATTTATGTAGTGAGCAAATATTCTTAACTGAATACCTTCTGCGTCCACCCCCACGAGCAGTCTATTTCTCGGGGCTACCCAAAGCGACCGCATTTCGCGGCCGTATATCTTTTTCTTCCCCGCTGTATCTAGCTCGTTGGGGATGTTCGCAGTGTTAGGTGACTGGTGGGCCATCCGATGGGTCCACGCACCAATGCCATAAAACTTTCCATGAATTCTGAAATGAGTCCCGACCCTTCCGCGAACAGAAGCGTCGCCATGATCGACACCGCCCGCAGATTGCTCTGGTCGGACTAGATCAAGCCACTCGGTTAGAGTGCGACGTCGGGACTCAAGGAGTATACGCTTGGCTAGCAAGCGTGTAGCGTGCGGGGCAGAAGGTGGGAGCGTTTCTAAGTTGTTTTCGTTAACCTTCCACCCCGTTTTCTGTAGGCCTTTTAACTTAGCCTCTAAATCATCTAATGTCAACTGGGAAAGATTGTCTCTCTTGCGATACTTCAGCGAGTTTACAGCTCGTTCAGTATCCTTATGAGTCTCTGTCTTATCTACAGGTCTCCACCCAGCTTCGTTAAGTATTCGTATGATTTGAGGATGACTAGAAAGGTTAAATGTAGTCCAGCAGCAATAAGAAAAAGGAGCACCGACACACATGTCAGCAATGTCTTGGCGAAGAGCCTTAGGAATGGAAGACAAACTAATAGTGCCATGCTTCGTCTCCTTCGGTGTGACTTCTCTAATCAATTTAAGTCGCGGAGGAAACTGCTGATGAATCTCTTCGTCTAATCCTTCAAGCTCTTTTGTAACTCGCTCAAGTAATTTTGTTGCCTTCTCCTTATCGAAAGCAAACCCATTGTCATGCAGTTGTTGAGTAACCAAAGCAAACTCATGCTCCAGCCTAAGGCTGCGCTGGTGCTCGGGTTCCATAATATACCTAAGGTACTTACGGTAAATCCGCTCGCAGATATCCACGTCGCGGATACAGTAAAGCTCCATATCCTTTGAATACTTACTGAAATCATGGAAATGTATTTTCTCTATACCGAATTCTATTCCGTAATCTTCAATCGAGTGACCAGATCTTGGGTAGTCCACTGCCTTGGAGACAATGAGGGTGTCCAATACCTTCCCAATATCGAGCGGATGTCCTGCAAGACGCTCAAGATGTATAGCGTCGTAACCAAGGTAGTTATGCCCGATAATGAGATCACAACCCCGCAAATAAGTAAGGCATTCTGAAAGGCTTCGTTCGTCATCTGTAATATTCCTAAATATATGATACTCTCCGGTGTCGATGTCCTTACAGACTACGACCCAGATCTTTGTAGGGTTATATAAAGCATTAGCTTCTATGTCAATTACTATTCTCAATTAATTCCCTGTAAGCATTTTATTTACCGCAGTCTCCATTACACTGCAATAATCTTCCATCGACATAGATGCGGGACATCGGAAGGTTATCTGCTTGTCCGTAAATCCGTCGCTGTAATAGACGGTTACATCATCCATCATGAGGTCTTTATCATAAGTACTATGAATACTAAACATTGTCAACCTTTAATTATCTAATGGGAGCCGAAGCTCCCAAACCTTAGACTTTCTTTTTCCAAGGAAGTTTACTTTCCTTATCCTTCGGAACTACCACACGGTTCTTAAACGCAGGGCAGCCTTGCTCAGTCAGAGCATCAAGAAGGTAGGTAACGCCTTCCGTTGCACACTTCTCAGGAGTCTTGAACATATCGCTTTCAGTCAACTGAGGAAGGAAGTAGATGTTCTTTTCCTTGAAGTCTGCATCGGGTTCGAGATTGTAGACATGGCCTAGACTATGGCCAAGCTTCTGGCAAGTCTGCTCCGTACCCCAGTCGGCGAAGACCATCCGACGAAACATACCGGAGTTACCAAGCCCGAAGGCCAGACGGCCGATGTCGACAGGCTGGTGACTAGGCTTGACAAGGACACTCACCGTACTGATGAAGCCCTTATCCTCACCCCAACCACTGCAAGTCGTAGCGACAGCTACAACCTCACAACAGTATCCTGCTGCTTCGATCTGGTCGACGACAGCTGCGACAGACGCTGCACGATTGCTGATGCTTTCGGCACCAACATACCATGGACAAGACATGTTAGACACCAGCGTGATGACTGGTTTCTTCTTTGTCTTGGTCGCATCCAGCACCCGCATGTTCATCGGGTCGCCAGCGATAGCACGAGGCACATTGGGATATGCTCCTGCAATGCCGTACTTCACCGGCTCCTTTCGGATAGGGTTCTCAGCAAGCACACGGTCACGGATCTTACTCGCAGCGGCTGCACCTTCCGGCCAGCCATACCTGCATTGATCAATCGTCTGTTGCATGCTGCGGCTGCCAGAGAAGTCGTCACCTTCCTCCCAACCAGAACCGTGCCATGCACGACTTTTGCTGAGAGTCTCGATGTACTTAGCGAAGGATTCAGGGCTCTCCCAGCATGACGCATGGGAGGTACCCCGAACGTATCGCTCAAGGTAGAGGGCATCGCCACGACGGACTTTGCCCCCTTCCCTGATATCTTCATATTTCCATTCAGACATGTCAACCTCCTTAGTGGAAGCGGCCCTTTTTCTTCTGGTCCAGCTTCTTCACGTTGTTGACAGCCTTGGCATCAGTGCCACAGTGCTTGACGATACGCTCCTTCAGCTCAGCATCGCAACCTTTCCAGATCAGACGCTGCTCGACAATCTCCTGAGGCCAACCGATGGCGAGAAGCTTCGCACCGTAGATAGTAGCCCGAGGGCTGATCACCATACGTGCACGCTCCTTCGCAGCAGCAACACGCAGTTCCTGCACACGGTCTGCCCAGTTCTTATTCCCCGACAGAAGAACTTCCAGAGGAAGATCATAGTCGAAGTCGAAGAACACGAAGCGGTCGAGGGTCGAAGCATCCAGCTGGTTAGCACCAACGTACACACGGTCTGCACCGGTACCGAAGGTGTTGGCAGCAATGACGATCCGGAAGTTCTCATGACGCTGGACGGGAGCATCCTGATCAGGGAACATTGCATGGCCATTAGCCAGTGCAGTGTTGATCCATTTCAGTGCCGATGCATCCGACGTATCCACCTCGTCGATGAGGATGACACCACCCTTCTCGAAGGCGGTGCGGAAGGAAGTACCATGGTAGCGACCATGAGCATCCATGTATCCTGCAAGCTCGTGCGTACCAGACACACTATTCTGAAGATAGTACGGGAGGTTCAGTGCCGTAGCAATCTGCTGAACAACCGTCGACTTACCAGAACCAGCCGGTCCGACGAGAGACACAGGGATGTTGCAGTTCACCGCCTCAAGGATTTCCTTGAAGAGATAGTGGCGAGGCTCTCCCTCGAGAATGACGATGTCGTCACCCTTCTTGAGTTCGATCTTGCCATGCTGGTGGTAGTTCATCAGCTCCTCTTCGATCAGGGATTTGATCTCAGGGAGGGATGCGGTATTGAGGGACTTACGCAGAAACTTCAGCTGATCCGTATCCATCGGCTCGACGTGGATAGGGGCGGCTGCATCCTGAACAGGACTCTTCAGTTCTTCGAGGCCAAACATGGTAGTCTCCTTGATCTGGAGATCTTACTTCTTCGGTATTAAAGAAGCTAACCCCCGGCGGGAGAGAGGGAACCGCCGGGGTAGTGACTCACACATTCTTGCCGATGACGCATCCCTTGGCAAGGCCAAAGAAATCGAAACAACTGACGTTCTTGTAGATGTAGATGCCACCGACGGCTATGCCGATTGCACACGCGGCGACGAGCATGGTCTCTACGATTGCCTGTCTCATGTAGTTCTCCGTGTTAAGCGGCCCGGGTAAAGGACCTAATAATATCTTCTTCCTTCTTAATGGCATCATCAAATCGGCCGCCAACATTGCGGCCTCGATAGTACTGCAACTCCTTCTTAGCTAGAGCTGCATCCTTCCACATACTTTTGTCTGTCCTATAAATCACATTCATTCTAATACCACATACTTCTTATAAAAGATATTTCTTCCATCCATCTCAGTACCTTTGATGGACTTTAGTCTCATGTCAACGTGGTCACGTGCTTTCTCCTCTTCGAGGTACATGCTGGTAAAGGTGTAGCCGGGGGCTACTTCGAAGACAATCCAGATTTCATTCAGGTTCATCCGATCCCTCAGGAACTTCAGTTTGGGGTTCTTCAATGACACCACGAAACTCCCATGCTTTGCACCACTCGTAGGGCTCAGCCCAAAACCAAGTTCGTGCATCGTTGATTGACACGGAGGGGGAAAGGAGAACATCTCCTATGAGCTTACCCATATGGGTGTACTCCATGACCAGCCAGCGGGGAGTGCGGCCAGTCTTGTCACGGCACTTGAATTCTGTGCCGACGGGGAGGGGGCTAAGCCAGTCGCCCTCTGGAGGTTCTTTCATCTTAGGCTTAGGGATCGGTAAAGTCAAATCGGTGTAAGTCTCTGGATCATCCGATTTGACCAGATACAAGTCTGGTTTCTTCTTCATAGCTGGAATGCCTTCCCCGGTACGTAGTAGTTGGGACCTGCTCGTTCTTTAATACCATCGAGCGGTACACCACTAACGTTTTGTAATAGATTGCCGCGTACGGCTGAAGCAGTTGAATCTCTCTCTTCATCGTCAAGCCTCCAGTCTATCGGGTCGAGGCCTAGTTGGTTGAGGTGATCATTAATCGTGGAGAACAACCGACTGCCTCGGAATGGCATGCGTGAGTTATTGCTTCCACGTGGGGAGGGATGGCTCGTCAGGATGATTTTGTTATTCCTGAGGTCGACGTCGTTGGCGTATCGTCGAGCGACGGAGCCGAGGAGGGCGAAGACAATTCCTTTTTCGGACAGTCGTCGGAACACTTCTCGATTGAGACTTTTGTATTCATCCCAGTCATGAGATAGTGAATGACCATCTGCACAGCTAGGGATAGCGTTCCACAATAATACTCCCTGTCTGGTCCATCGAGTGAGGTCGCCGTTACGTGGTATCTCGTATCCAAGATCGGATCGATACTCGGCGAGGATCTCTCGTAATGTCCCGGGGAACTCAGCTCTTCCGAATTTGGGAGGTATAGAAAAGGCCAGTCCGGTAGCGTATTTGTGCTGCGGGTACGGGTCCTGTCCCACGATGCATACCCGTATGCTATCGCAATTCCCACTAGCAAGAGACCGAAATAGATCAGTTCTTCCTGGGTTATAACGTACACCGTCTCTCTCCATCATCTTGAGTCTGTCGTTGGCGACATACCAGTCGTCCGATTGCCAGTAGTCTAGGTTCCAAGGCCTCGTCATAGTAGGCCTGCCGGATTAATAAGCTTTTCCATATGTTTAAATTCTGCCTTTAAGTATTTACCATTCCACCATTGGAGAATGAGATGTTCATCCCAATGTCCGTTGAGTGCAGGGTATGTGATGATCTGGCGAAACTGCCATGTCGAACGCTTGCCGTTCGGGAACTCACTGTCGGAGCTATTGTGGATAGTGCCAATGACATATCCATTAATAACCTGACGCCATATGAGAAGGTCCGCCACCGTAGTTATCATTTGCCGGTCTTTGAGCATCCCCATAGTCTAGGTCCTCCGCTAGAGTGTTGGTGAGTGGATCAAATAAAAGATTACCAGCTGGTCCTGCTCTTTCACAGAACCTATTCTTCACTACGGTTAGGTGAGTGATACGGCGGATAGTAGGATCGGGATTAATTACGTCCCGATCCAGATGGATTTGTATGTCGCACACGTTTGTTATGTTGCGACTTCCTCTTGTTAGACCGTCGTCGTTGACGTGGGATACGAATATCAGCGCGAAGTCTAACTCCTTCACCATCATTTCGAGTCGCGTCGAAAGATAGTCCAAGGCCGTCCGCTCGTCTTTTCCTCCAAGACCACTAACAACCATAGTAATGTGGTCCAGAAGAATATACTTGCAGCCACGAGCGGCAACCAGGAATCGAATAATGTCCAGAATAGTGTCAGGATCATCTGAGCCAAAGTGAGAGTACAGATGAAGCCGATCATCACTCCCAATAACGTCCTGAAGCGCTGCAGAGATTTCAGGATTGGTGACACCCGCGTCAGGTAGGTGCGCCGGCTTACGTAGGTGGACACCCGCAAGGCTTTGTAGATGCCTACGCTTAGGTTCTTCAAGGAAGATAACGCCGATTGCATCGTCTGTCTCCGTCAGAAGTTGATGTTCGATTGCTCTCATGACTGCGGTCTTACCGACACCAGACTTAGCTGTTATCAGTACACTCTCACCCGTACGTATACCGTAAGTCATGAAATTAAGGGTTGGGAAAGGATAAGGAATGCCTTCCTTTTCCTTCTCTGCCAGTATCTTATCAAACTCTGAAAATGACGAGACGATGGTCTCTGGAAGATACCGTCTCGCATTGGAATAGATGGTCGCTAGTTGGTCGGAGTCTCCGGACCGTAGGTAATCGTTGGCGTCCTTGTGGGTACCATCTCCGAGGGACAGCTGATAAACCTTGTTGTAATCGAACAGACTTGCCACTGCACGTGCTGCTTGGCGTCCTGCTTCATCTGCGTCAAACGCAAGTACAATCCTCTCAAACGAATTGCACCAGGATCGATCCACGCTAACGTCAGTTCGAGCACTAGCAGCGCTGTGAACACTGACGACAGGTACATGTAGGACTTGATAGGCCGAAAGCGCATCGAGCTCTCCCTCTGTGATGATGAGAGTCTTGTTAGACCCAGCCGCAAATAGGTTACGACCAAATAAACCAGCCTTACCAATATCCCCTATACTATAGTGTTCCTTAGGTAATACTCTTACCTTAGTACTACCATTAGGGTAAGGAAATCCTATTGATATAGGTTTACCTTCTTCATTAATCTTAGTTAATGTATTATAAAATCTAAAGGTATCTTTACTTATACCCCTATATGGTAAGTATTCATAAGTATAATTATCAATCAAGTTATTATCCTTAGGTACATAATGGTACCCACATGAGAAACAATGTCCATGTCCATCTTCATATATGCAATAAGCATCAGAAGATGGACAACTAGGACATTGGATATGTCTATCAACAATTGTCTGGGTTTTGGTATTTATAATATTCACTTAACCACTCTTTGTCCTTCTTAGGCTTAAATGTAGGTACCTTTTGAAATAGATATGGGTTCTTTCGATACTGGTTCCAGAAGGCAGGCTTGCCTAGATACATCCAGGCATGAACGATACGGATACGTTCAGGTCCGACCCAACACTTCTTACCAGCCAGTGGATGACCATAAGGAAACTTACCATGCATCCAGTCGATGCCACCAGTCCACGTATGGTGAGGAGATCTTTCCTCTGTTGTATTTTCAAATACGATTGGCCCGTCTCGGTAAGGCTTGATCAGATCAACCCTCTTTCTAACGAACTGTAATCCATTTTGCTTGAGTTTGTCAAGCAATAGGAACGCAGATGGAGGAATAGAAACGATTTCTCCCTTCACCTTAAACCCTTCTCCAACCTCTACGACGGGTGTCCACTCGGGAGAGAGAAAACCTGTGAACACCCGGAAGAGGTAGGGATGTTTCGTAAAGGCTACACCTTCACGTTTCCCTATTTCGTCAATGATAAAGTTCTGGCGTCGATCAGACATCCATTCGTCAGTGACAAACAGTTTCTGATCTTCGTATTTCTCCAATCTTGCGATGTCCGGAGTATACTGCGAGGGCATTCCCTCAAGCAGGGCTAGGTGGTGGCGTAGTTCAAGCTTAATCTTATTTCCGAACATGCTTCCTCTCCATAAAAGGTGGAAATGAGTGGCCCGTAGGCCACCCTAAGATTATTTCTTGTTGATGCGCGGGACGCGCTTGCCGTTTTCAGATTTGGTGATCTTCAACGACACTCCCTTTTTCCTGTAACGTTTGGAGATTTTCTTCATCAACCAGCTCGACGGTTGAGGAAGCCCAACGCACCGGACTGGGTCTTGGGAGCGACGGAAGGAACCGACACCTTCGGCTCTTCCTTCTTCTCGACCTTGGTGGATGAGGTGCTCGCCACCAAATCCTCCAGCTTGACGCCAGACGACTCGATGTAGTTGCGGCGCATCTCGATGAACGCAGCGACAGCGATCTTGTTGCCATCGAATAGCTTGTAGACCTGCTCCACCGGGATGAACAGAAGATCGGTGAACTTGTAGCCGGTCGACTGACTGAACGTGGCGTGCTTGCTCTCGCCCTTCTGAACTTCAAGCGGGGTGGGCCGCTTGTCCTTCTGGAAGTACTCGTCCATGATGACCATTGCCTTCAGCTTCTCGTCGTCCGACATGGTCGGAAGATACGGAGAAGTGCCGGCACTGGGCGTCCCAGACGGGACGTACGCCTCCCGAACGGTCGATTTTCCGCTCGTGATAGGTTTTTCTTCCCTCCCCGTCAGGATTTCCGCAGCAGTCGCAGCCTCAGCGATGGCTTTCTGCTCTATCGGGGTCTGGGTCGTACTCACAGCGCCAGATCCAGCCGCTTCCTTTCGGCGCTTATTGACCTGGTAAGCAATGTTCTCGACTTCCCCCTTCGATGTAGCAGTGCGATTGGAGAGGTCGATGATGTCAGGGGAGACCCAGACAGAACATTGAGAGGACTCGTGATCGGGAGGTAGCATTCCTCCGTTGAACACGCGGAGCCAGAAGTTCCGTGCTTTGCCGCGAGCCAGCTTCGGAGGCGGAAACGTCTTGCGCCATCCCGCCGCCTCCAATTGCTGAGGCGTCTTGCCGGCGATGGCAGGGTTGATTCCGACCTTCTCCTTGTTTTCCTTGCCGGATTTGGGAAGTCCATCCCCACCGCTGGGCTCAAGCTCAGGTACCGGCGGCTCAGGATCTTCGTGCCTGTTCGGCGAAGTGACTGGAACCTCAACATCAGGCGTAGCCTTAGGCGCCGGAACAGCCACCCCACCTCCACGCATGAAGGCGAGTGCTGGTTTCGTAGCAGGCGGAGCCTCGACCTTGGCGACCCAACCATGGGAGTTCGTCACCAAACCCCACGGCAGATCGAGAAGGCCATTAGGAACATTGCCGAAGCAGATCGGGTCTCCCTTCAACGGAAGGAAGACGTAGTAGCCTCGGTCCTTAAATGATTTGGACAGGGTCTTCTGGAGGTTCTCCTTCCGGAGTTCCTCGTAGAACCGATCGACGTTCTGATCGGCATCGTTCATCGCCTTGCTCAGGCGAGGAAAGACCACCTCATCGAACGCATTGGATACGTCCGTGTGATCGCCGTTCATGTTGGCGTACTCGCCGAAGTTACCCTCTGCGAACAACATAACGATGTGTTCACCCGAAGCACCCACGACTGACCAAGGTTGAACGTCGTCAGGCACGACGGCCTTCGGGAAGTTGGCGAAGTACATGATGAGGTGTTCATCGTTGAACGCCTTCTGTAGCTCCTTCAACTCTTCGAGCGGGATGGTTCTGGGACTGATCTCACAGACCAGCTTACCGTCCAGTCGGCCGGCGAAACCAAACGCTGTCGGGCACCTCGATGAAACTGTGTTGAGCAGTTCGTCGGGCACAAATAGCTTTGGTTTCTTCACAACTATTGTTGCTGAGTTCATTTCACTCTCTCTGTTTGGCGGACTATGCCGCGTTGCGCTTCTTCAGGAAGTCGAGCTTGCCTTCTGCCTTGGGCGCCTTAGCCTTCTCAAGACGACGAAGACGATTCTCGACGGCAGCTACCGACACATCTTTCAACATGGCGATATTGGTCAGCACGCGCTGACGTAAGCTAATCGGGTTACGTTTCTTGGGGACCAGATCGGTCAGACCAAGAGACTTGCCGATTATCTTGGACATGTGGCGATACTGTTCCTGAGTGATCAGATGATCCTCATAGCACAGCCTTGCCAATGTATCGTCGAGTTCGTCGGCGACGATTGCCCGCCTCCACCTCGCCATGATACCTCCCGCGAGATAGCGAATGGGTTTGCGAATCAGGCGGTGATACCACCTAACCGGAGGCCACAACAGAAACACTCGGATGAACCGACGCATCTGTTTGTGGTATTGGTAGACCATCAACACGAAGGTGACTGACAACATCGTGATTGATGTGTCCGGATGTTGGGACATCCAGATAGTGATTGCGGTCATAAGACCGAGTGAAGCTATGGCGGCATAGGCAACCGCCAAGCGCAGACCATCCAAGAAAGCATCCATGTTAACTCCTTCTCTCGTGGACACCAAATGAATATGCTCCATCGCATCTAGAATGCCTCTAGGAAGCCCTAGGAAGCCCGTACATGCGTTTAAATGAGAACTGGCTACTACCCTACGTCTCCCCATTTTATTTGATACTTGAGTCAAATTATTTACGCCAGCTAAACTCTTTCGTAAGACGATTGATGGCTCTCTTAGAAACTTTCTTCTTATTCTTTATGGAAGGAAGTCCAGTCAGCTCCCCAATACACCAATGGACTGGACGGCGAGGACTACGAACTTTACTGTCTAACCAAATCTTTTCAAGCTGTTCTTTCAGGGTCATGGTGCCCTCCAAACAAAGAAATACCCTCGGCAGAGGGCGGGGAGGACGCCATGCCGAGGGCTCGACGAAGGGGTTGGTTTGTTATCCCCCTCGGAGGAGAAACTCTTTCTTCCATTTCACCTTGTCTTGCATCCATGCGTCGATAGCATACGCACTCGACGGATAGGTCATGGACAGGTGAACTTTACGCTTACGATAGTCCGCCCATTGCAGGATGTAACACGTCATCTTGCTGTTGTAATACAGTCGGCATCGCTGTCGGCTGTTCTCCACTAGCGTGACGAAGAATGGGTCACGAATGTCATCGATGATACCACGAAGTGGATCACCTGGATCTTTATATCTCAACATTAGCTCATGCCTCCCAGCAGCTACGTTGGGAAACCGCACTTGTGCGATTTCTACACCTAATCCCTTTACCGTCTGTTGGTATTGAGAAACCAACTCCGGGTTAGGGCGAGCGCCACTCTTGACTGAGAACGGCCTAGCCCAGGCGCGGCGCTGGCGCTTGAGCTTAAGCAGTTTGGGTTTAACCCACCCCGCCGGCATCGTCTACATCCTTGCCGAGGAAACTGTCGTAATCATCGACGAACATGATGGTCTTGCCATCATGAAGCATCGTAAGGTTGAGGTAGGTTAGTCCCTCGTCTGCACTCAGACGAAGAACCTTCCGTTTCAGCAAGTTTGGAGTGTCTTTTTCCACCTGCTTTAGAAAGCCTAATAGTGTCTCCCAATCCATCTCTCTTCTCCCTTGGCATGATTGCCATTCTTAGATTGTAAACCTAACTAAAGACTAAGTCAACTTGACCTAATCGGCCAATTCCTCCTATTCGACTTCCTACACTTGCCGCACGACCAAATCCAACGGTGAGGTGGCACGTGCTGCAGGCGACACAGCTTCTTGTTTCCGCACTTCTGACACTTAACAACAAGTGCCTTCTTACCAACCCTCAGACTAAACTTCATTTCTACCTCCCTTGCGCGGCCAAAAACCTATCACGATCGTTATTTCCCGCGTAAGAACGTGAGCCCAGGCTTAACTATTTCCTTGACTCCCTCACCCATCTTGATATAATCCATGATCTCACGCAGATCGATGAACTTATTCACCTGCCTCCGTAGCTCATCAGCTACCATACCACCATCATCATTACGTTCGTGAATGGAGACGGCAGTCACTCTTCGTCCTCGCCGTTGTAGCTCGGACACCATACAGGTGAAATCCCCATCACCGCTAAAGAGAACGAGATCAGTAAAATGCTCCCACATAGCCCAAGCTTGAACCACAATCTCGCAGTCCATATTCCCCTTGATGATCCCGCCATACTTCTTGGTCTCCTTGCTGATGACATTCCACCCATGATATTGGATCTGGTCCATGATCGCACGGATGGGAGAATGTATTTCCTTAGGTGGTAAGGCAGTGAAGTAATATGAACCAATTACATCACCGTCTTGTGCGAAGTAATTAACGAGGCGCTCATAGTTCGGACGAAAGCCCGCAAACTTGAACGCCTCGTTGAAGTTACTTCCATCAATAAAGATAGCTATGCGCTTCATTGAACACTCCCTGCACGTTCCATGCACCGTGCTTGCGATACCAATCAGCCTTAGCGTCGCCATAACAAGCTTGATACTTGCCATACCACGGACCCACCTCATAGAAATCCCAGCACGCAACTAACAATGGATCGTGCTCTACCCCATTGTCGTTGACGTAGATCATACCTGTATATCCTGCATCCTCCCAAGGATACACGACTTCATGTCTGATGGCAGGCACAGGGAAGTGAGGCTCAGTCTGACCATGTACGTATAGTCCCCACGCCTGTTGTAGGCGATTACACCACTTGACGGTGTCACGTACGTGCTTGTATCGAATGGACACACGAATGAAGTACTCAGCACGTGCTGTCTTGTATGCATACTTAGAGAACATCTCTCTCTCTCCTATTGCTTGAGCAAATGAACGAATGCTGCCAGCCACTCACGATAAGTTACGATGTGATGATCGTACACGATGCACCTACGATTGTGTAATGATGATATGCCCGAACTCGGGCTCCCCATGGTTCCAGTCTTGAATGAGCACGAATGCACACTCGTACTCAATACCGCCTTGATGGCCAGGAAACCAATCCACAGTGCGTGGAATGGCAGGAAGATTGTGGTTAGGCTTACGATAACCAAGACGATATGCCCAATACCAAGTTGTCATGTCCGCGCTCTTAGTCATGACCTCAAATGAATAGGATTTTCCGTCACGTAGTGCGGCTATTGTCTCAAACTTTCTCATGTCTCTCTCCATGAAATATGAGGGCGTCCCATTCAGGATCGTTTAAGATTTGCGATGGTCAGGCGTAGTGGGGGTTCCTATGATTTGCCTGATTGCAAATCCCCTCAGGTTCAGATTAAAGCTTCTCTCCGAACGCACCGAGTAGAGGATTCTTGCGCTCGTATTCAGACGTACGCGGGAATCCATTCGCGTCATCTTCCATGAACACGCGACACCACTCTTCAGCACGACGCGCGTTCTGCGCTTGTGCAACTAGTGCAGACACTGGACGGAACACTCCCTCCGTACAGGCAGCACACAATCCATTCAATCTCAGCCCATTTCCGAGCTGATTGTAGACGCCATTTCCTACGTGAATGATGCTCATTTCTCTCTCCCTTCTTTGGAACAGACCATCTGCTCCATTGTCATTATGGACCTTCCCATTTCTTAAGTCAAACTGGCACATACGCCTATATCCCTCGCACACACGGCAAAACCTATCACGCTTTGATAAATAGGATATAATAACACACACCACACACGCACATGCACACCACATACCCTCCCGCACACAACAATAAACCTATCACGATGCGCACCCTGGTGCGCTGCAGCATGTGCACTGCACCATAATGGTGCGTTGCCGTTATGTTCTCCCTGGGAGCAGACAATAAAAAACCCTGTGACATTTGAGCAACAGTTGCTCTCGTGCCACAGGGTGTGTTAGTTAGGTAACAGTGCTATTATGCAACACGCGGTTTGCGCATTCCACGAATAGCCGACGCAAGTTCCATCAGTTCAGCCGACGCCATGTCCAATGAGCGCGGGTTGCAATCAACCCAGATGGAACGGCGACCGATACGGACGTAAGCCTCGAAGTCAACGTGTGCTTGCATGTCCTCGCTCAGTGCTTCGAACGGCTGCCCTGCCACCTTGCTTGCGAGTTCATGGTCATGGGAAACGAAAGTCATTGTTCCCACCTTGGCAGTGTCTGCGCTGGTGTTGAATACGTGAGCAGTCACTTTAAACATAGCCATTTGTAGTCTCCCTAATCGTGCGACATTGCACGCCACTCCCCCGCCCGTAGGCGAGGGAGGAACTTGCAATGGATTAGGCCGCGTCTTGTTCCTTACCGATTAGTTCCTGATACCGTGCATTGTTGCGCGGAGTATCGGGACATACATCATTGAGGAACTTCTTCATTGCCATGACGGTGGTGAATGCAAGGTCGGAACCTGCGCCGTTAACCGCCTTCTTCATTTGTTCCAGCAGTGCACCGTCCTTCTCGTCCCACGCATGGTCAGCGAACTCATAGAGATCGGTCAACCGTGCGATGGCAGTATCAGCAGTGCGGATCAGTTGAGGTACGGATTGATTGCCCTCATTCTGGTTACCGCTTTCATCGTCCTTCTTCTCACGCTTTGCGGTGTCGATGACTGCTTGCCACGTGCCCTGACGTTCCTTTGCCTTCTCAACGTCATACTTCAGGAACGTACCGATTGAGACTTGCACCTTATCAATGTCCTCTCTGCCCTTGACGGTAGAGCGAACAACGATCGGGACTTGCGTTGCCTCAATCTCAAAGCCTCTCCCTTCCTGCCCGTCCATTGGCAGGTTATCCGGTCCCAATTTGTAGATCGGATAGACTTCAACGTGCTTGAGTTCTTGGAACCGGCGGAATTGGTGGTACAACTCGAAGGCATTGCTGACCTTCGTTACTGCACCGTCAATCTCCTTTGTCAGTCGCTTGATTTCCGCAATGCGGTAGTCATGCGTCATGTTCTTAATGTCCGCACCAATGTCAGAAGTGTTGACCTTGGCAGGGTCTTTCATCGACCGGTTGAGTTGATCAATGCGGCGCTCGCGGTCCCGAATGGATGGGAAGTCACGAACCATTACCTCATAGTAATAATGTTTCGTCACCTTTTCCTTTCCATCCACTATCCTAACCGAGTAGTAGATGGCAGGATTGTTGCCCGTGTTTGCCTTTGGATCAGGCAATGCGTCGAGTTGTTCAGGCGTCAGTCCGCTTGTCGTCTTGAACATGACAGCAAACGAACCGCCTTCCCACTCTTGCCTTGCCTTGTTCAGACTGTCCACAACTGGCATAGCCAGCGGTGACACAATCTTAGCCAGTGCATCGGCTGATACATCCATTGCACGACCGATTGCACGTTGATCAGCAGTCAATACGATCTTTGCTTTCTTAGCCATTGTCTCTCTCCATTGCGTAGCCATAGCGTGGCACAATGCCCGCTTTGATGGCAACTGCGTTTGACGGAAATCCCACGTGGGCGGCTATCCGCACCTAGGGGCCGTCTTGACGACGCACCTTCAAGGTAAGGGCTGACCTAGCCTAAGTCAACCCAGCCAAATCACAGAAGCGTGATATTTGGTAACGAAAGCGTGAGCAGCAGCCTCATTTGGAACACAACTAGTAGTGATGGCTATTGTGTGACCATTAGGTAATACATGCTGTCTCATTACGGTTTCCATTGTGTTCCCTTCCAATGCGTTAGCGTATTGCTAATACGTAATGCCAGCATGCTACCATAAGGTATACCTTACACTGTTAGAGTCTTATACAGTATACCAGATGGCTGGCATGCCAGAACCGATGTGGGGGGTCGGGGGGTCAAGCGCGCCAATGAATTACACCTCAAATTTATCTCGGAAAAATTTTATATCGTACAATTGGGTAGTTTGGTTAAATTCTACAGCTTCTATTACATCTCCTGCCTTTAAAGGAACTTGAGTATAGATCGGATCTGTAGAATTATATTTATAAAATTGAACACTAAACATCATCTAAACAAATACTCCAATAAATCATAACATAAATACCAAAGACTACAGAAAAAGGAAAGTAATAATACCCAAGCTACTAACGCTTCTCCCTTAGTCATCTAGAGAAACTAGCCCATAAGAAATACAAAAGCACCAGAAACGCAATCACTGGTGCTATTATTGTCATTACATCGTCAATCATTGTTACATATACTGCTAACTATCTTACTAATAATCCAATAACCTGCAAGAAAGACTCCTACAGCACAAGCTACTACAAAAGTTCCAAAAGCTATGTCGTCTATTTGCTGAAAGACTTCAAAGACATTGCTGAGGTGACTATAAATTTCCATATTTCATTCCTGTAAAGTATTGCAATAAACACTCCCACGAGTGCCAAAGTTGTTAAAAAAGGCAAAATGCCTGACGATTGGTTTAGAAGCTCACTCGTAAGTTTTATGTCTTCCCCGGTAGGTGGGTAGCTCCCTACTCCAGAAAACGCATCAGCGGCCTTCCTAGAGGCTTCTAGAGGCATCTCAGCATCGATGGAGGGTTCATATTCTGAAAAGAGTCCAGAAGGCCGGGGAACAGGCAGTGGAGTAGGGTTTATGAAGAAATCAGTCATAGCGTAATCCATCTATCGGCTAGCAAACGTCTAAACACATATTGTGCCTCTGCATCACCACCCTCGAAGAAGTTATAACCTCCATACTGTCTTACAAACTCATCTTCCTGAATCTGAGCTCTACGTTCATAATCGAACTCCTGAAGATCCTTCCCTGTGTACTTCTCGTATATTCCGTTTATTCTTTCGTTCATAGTTCCTCATGAAGGTCAATGCCCACTCTAGGGCGTCTAGTTGTTTTGTAGTTATTGTAGAATCCTTCGGTATCCCAGTAATATCTTTGTCCTTCAACAAACTCATACATATAAAACTCCTTTACAAAGTCTATACTACTCCTGTATACTTATGTCAAGGAGAATTCATGCAAATTCAAGACCTTGATTCAAAAAAGAATGTTGCTAGACAAGCAGCGACTCTAGAAGGACTAATAGACCAATTAGACCAAAGAGGACTCCTTGTCTTACAGGTCATGCTAGGACAACAGGCTATGAAGCTATTGTCAGAGAAGCATGTCACCGAAGTAACTAAACCCAAAGTACTAAAACCCGAATAAGGAATCCTATGGCTATTTATAACAATCGTGAAGTTTGGATCATTGGCCCTACCGCTATGTCTACGACTCCCGAACAACTAACCGTCCGCTACAAGGATGGTACCCAAGAGAACGTCCCAACCGCCGGCATTCGTTTTACTGAAGATGAGAAGAAAACCCTTATCAAGACTTATCCTAGCAAGTTTGATGGTGTGTCTACTATCAGTGAGGATGACATTACGGCTGTTCGCGTTGGCGTTGCTCCTGCGTATGACCCTGACTACAAAGTCCAAGCAGAAACTCAAGCGCGTGCTAAGATACAGCAAGAGGAAACTGCGAAACGAACTGAACAGGCTCGCAAAGAAGCTGACGAACGACTGAAGAAAGAGTTGTCTGCGTCTCCCAAGGATGCTCCCGTCGCTCCTGCTGAGAAAGTAAAGAAATGAACCAAGTCTGGCATTTCCTTAAACTAGCAGTCTCTGTCATCACTGGCGTCGCTGCTTGCGTGTGTCTATTCGTAGCAATGCCGTATGTTGTGCCGCTGTCTGCGGTCAGCATCGCATTCTCCCTGATGCCCGAGTAACTCTATGTTATGGACAAGATACCTGATGTAATTCTGGTCGGACTCTCCGTCGGCGTTTTCGTCGGCGGAACTGTCTGGGCACTCGCATGGTGGTTATCTGGTCAATTCTCCGAAATAAGGTCTTTTGTCTACCAACAAATGTCTAGAGTCGAGGTAAACATCCTAGACAAACTTGAATATCACGAGAAACATGATGATTCTCGTTTCGATGACCTCAACAAAGAACTGTGGGACATCAAGATTAGACTAGCATCTAAGAACATCAGGATCAAAGAGTTGGAAAGAAAAGGCGGAGTCAAGATTGATGAGTGATGTCATTCTACGCAAATAATGGAAGTATGAACGTTACAGTAGTTGATGGGTCTGTATACACAGGTCTATACGCTCCTGACGGTTCTGTAAATGTAATTAAGAGTCCCGGAGGCACCTACGTAGGATTACACCATCCTTGTGGAGCTTTGTGGGTCACTCTCACTACGACTACCCTTTCATCTCTTTTCGCCCCGGATGGTTCGTTATACGTCGACGACGTAAACAGCCCACCTCCTAAAAACACTGGTCAGCCGGTAACGGTGGTCTCGGGTACACTACACCCGTCCGTCGGAACCTTGGGCTCTCCGATGGGCTTACTCCTAGCCCTCACATACGCAGCATAAGGATATATAATGGCCGATACAGCCATCGCAATTACTGCTGGTGCGGGTACTAACGTTGATACCCGTACCGAAGCAACTAACGGAAATCATCGTCAAGTCGTCGTCCTCGGAGACCCCAACACCAACGCTGGTGTAGCTCCTGTCGACGGAACTACAGGACTTGCAGTCAACGTCACTAACGCAGCTCTGACGGTCAACTCTCACGCAGTCACCAACGCAGGTACATTTGCTGTCCAGAACAATGCAGCTACTCCTGCTGGAAACAACAATATCGGTGACGTCGATATCGTAACCGTACCTACAGATCCATTTGGTGCTAACGCCGATGCCGCGTCTGTCTCAGGTTCTATCTCTGCAAAGCTCCGAGCTATCGCTACTGCTATAGGCTCTACTGCTTGGGATCTAGGGATTGGTACTGGTGGTTCGCGTACCCAACGTGTCGCTATTGACAGTGCTCAAATTGCTGCGAATACAGCTCCAGGCACCGATGCTACGGCTCTTGTCGGTATCCAAGGCGCTGCGTCTATGTCTCCCATAGCCATCAAGTATGCTGATTCTGCCAACATAGTATCCGGTGCTATTACCACAGCTATGACGGGAACGACAAGTACTTCCCTCGTGGCAGCCCCAGGCGCTTCTCTCCGCAATTACATTACTACGATTGTTGTGTCTAATAGTCATGCAACCGTAGGCACTGACGTCATCATCCAAGATGGCAGCGGTGGTACTACGCTTATGACTATCCCCGCAGCCGCTGTATACGGTGGTGCGGTCATCAATCTCCCCGTTCCTCTAAGACAGCCTACGACCAATACAGCTCTCTTCTGTGCAAACGTTACTACAGGTTCAAGCACTAAGGTTTCTGCAGTCGGCTTTAAAGCAGCATAATGGGAATTATACTTTCGTCCGCTAGTGGAGGCTCGGATCCGTTTGCTTCATTGGACGGTCGTTCCGGAGCAACAGGCGCGTCTCCGCAACTTCCTAATATTTTAAATACGTTTCATCCGTCAGGCCCTGCTGACGGCAGATACTTCTGGCCCAGTACTTCAGCCTTTAAGAGTGCTACTGGAAACTATCAACAGCCTCAATGGCGTGTCGCTGGCGTAGACTATGCCGTAGGCTTGGTCTCTAACTGCACTGTCGATACTGGAACAGGCATCATTACTGAAGCTGGAAGTTCTCCAGTCAACGGACAGAAGAAGTCTCTAAGGACTGTCAACGGGGGAAGCCTCCCGACTGTCAATGGTTCTGGTATTTCTCAAGGTACATCTTACTTTATCGTCAATGCATCAGGGAGTACTTACAAGCTCTCTCTGACTAGTGGTGGTGCAGCAGTTACCTTCGGCGGCTCACCTTCTGGTGTAGTCGCTCTCAAAATGCCCTCTACGACGTTAATGCCTCCGGGCGTTACCAACGGCGGTGGAACAATCTCCATCAACGGCAGTGCTAACGTCACTAACGGCTCTCAGTCCACGACAGCCCAAATCAATCTAATTGGATGGGATCTCGCAGAGCAGTACGTCTATTGTACGTATGGCAGCAATAAGACGGTCATACAGAATTGCTATTTCTCTAGCATCTCTTCAGGTACCGTCCCTCTCCAGACAGATCCTCCCTGTAACTCTTTGGATGTTCGCTATTGCGAGTTCAATAACGGTGGTGTTCAAAACACTGGATCCAGTTCTACAGGTGGTGTCAAGTACGTCATGTCCCTCCTAGGGGCCTCTGGCACGGTTGAATATAATTATATCTACAACGTTTCTACTGAAGTCATCGCTCATGCGTCAAACAGTACGATGCAATACAACCTCATCACAGATTGTGGATACGGCGCAGATGTTGACCATCTTGAGATGATATCGGGTCAGCCCGGGTACAGTAACTACACGTTGAGGTTCAACACTTTCTATAACCCTCCTGCTACGGGCGGCTATCCGAAAGAAATGAACACAGGTATGATCTTCTTTCAAACCCCGGCCGCAGTTACTTCAACTAATATCGTCTGTGACAACAATACCATTATTGGCCTAGGACCTAACACTCACAGATCGTCTGACGGAGTTTCGAACCATCCTGCCTATAATATGGGCATTTACTTCACTACAGGTAATGGCGGTAGCTCTACGAATAACTGCTTCGTACGTAATAACTATCTTAATAGCAGTTCTATGGAAACCCTCGGCCTCATGATTTTCTATGAAGGCGGAGGAGCAATTACCGGAATGACTACTTCTGGGAATGTCAGTCTTGATACGGCTGCTACAGTCTCCCAAGGCGTAACAGGACCTCAATAATGGCAGCACTATGGACAACTACTGGGCAAATACCATTCCAGTCGCCTCTGGTCGATACCAGCTTTACTACTTCTAAGGGAGCAAACTCTATTGCCGCAGGCGATCTTCTTGTCATCGTAGCGGCTGTTGGCGATGCTTCAGGAGCCTCAGGTGACCCAGGTTCCTTCAGCGTAGGTTCTAGTGGCTTCACAGCCGCTGTCAACCAGAACGCTGGTTCTGTAGGCAATAACCTTCGTGGTGGTCTTTTCTGGAAGATCGCAGGAGGCTCTGAAACCGGCGCTTATACGTTCTCATGGACTACCCCTGATCCTTGGGGATGGGCTATGATCAACTATGGTCCGCATGCAAGCCCTGCAGATGCTGGCCCAGCGAGCACACCTAATGGCAGTTTCTCTTTCGTAACCTGCCCTGCTGTCTCCCCTACCAACTCTACTGACACAGTCATTGCAGCTATTACCGTCGTTGGTGGTGGTGCAAAGACCACGCCGTCTGGATACACCAGAGATATAACTCTGATTGATACCGGTACCTATGTTAATGAACCGAGTATGCATGTCGCCTCGAAACAACCCATCGGTGCAACAGGTTCTACCGGCGCTATTAACTGGGGTGCAGGTCCCGATACAGCCAACTCTTCTGTCTGCATGACCATTGCCTTTACACCTAATGGTGGTGGAGGCGGCGGAGCAACCCGACATAACATAGCGATGCTTGGTGTCGGATAATGGCCATCACACATAAGATCTTAGACCAAAGGTCTGAACGTCGTAAGTTGGCAGAGTCTGACTTAGAAGAGTTTATCAAGCTCGTACACCCGAAGCGACTGCTTGGTAACATACACAGAGAAGTAATACGTTGGTGGACATCAGGTAACGCTAAGTCACATCAGTTACTTCTTCTGCCTCGAGACCACATGAAGAGCGCACTTATCGCTTACCGTGTGGCATGGGAACTAACCCGGGATCCCACCCTTCGGGTATTGTATATTTCGTCTACGAGTAACCTTGCCATCAAGCAATTGAAGTTTATCAAGGATATTCTTACAGACGATACGTACCGTCTTTACTGGCCAGATATGGTCAACAAGGAAGAGGCTAAGAGAGAAAAATGGACAGAACGAGAGGTATCTTTAGATGATCCTAGAAGGCGCGCGGAGTCAATTAGAGAACCTAGCATTTTTACAGCTGGTCTTACAAGTAATATCGTTGGGTTGCATTGTGACATTGCTGTTCTTGATGATGTCGTTGTCGTGGGAAATGCATACACGGAAGAAGGACGAGGACGAGTAAAAGATCAATATGGTTACCTTTCATCTGTCGAAGGTGTTAACGCTAAAGAATGGGTTGTTGGTACGAGGTACCATCCATTAGATCTGTACTCAGATCTCCTCGACATGAAGGTAGAAGAATACGATGAACTGGGGAATATCATATCCACTAGTCCGCTTTTTGAAGTTATGGAGCACGCAGTTGAAACGGCTGGGGACGGTACTGGACAATACCTCTGGCCCAAGCAACAACGCTCAGACGGAAAGTGGTTCGGGTTTGATCAAGACATATTGCGAACGAAACGAGCACAGTACCTTAACAAGGTACACTTTAGGGCCCAATACTACAATGACCCTAGAGACGCAGAATCATCCCCAATACGAAGAGATCTCTTTCAGTATTACGATCCGAACTTCCTCACCCACCAAAACTACAATTGGTTCTACAAAAGAGAAAGACTCAACGTCGTCGCAGCAGTTGACTTCGCTTATAGCACTGGCAAACGAGCAGACGCAACTAGCATCGTCGTTATCGGGGTCTCAGGTGGAGGCGACTACTACATCCTCGAAATCGACAGATTCAAAACAGACACGATCTCAGAGTACTACAAACATATCCTTGCACTCTACCAAAAATGGGGATTCAGAAAAATCAGATGCGAAGTAAGCGTAGCCCAGCAAGTGATCGTAAAAGATCTAAAAGACAACTACATTCGCCGAAACGGACTCAGTCTAGTTATTGACGAGTTCCGTCCAACCCGTTGGCAAGGTAGCAAGGAAGAGCGGATACTAGCCATCTTGGAACCTAAATATGCAAATCGCCAAATCTGGCATTATCCGTCAGGTAACATCCAAACGCTTGAAGAAGAACTTGTCTTCCACAACCCCCCTCATGATGACGTCAAAGATGCGCTCGCGTCGGCCGTAGACTTCGCGGTGATGCCATTAGATTTATTCAGAATTAGAAAAGAAGCAATGCCAACCTATCATTACCATAATAAATTTGGAGGAGTCTCGTGACCGGGAAGGTACTTGAGCTTCTTGACGTAATATCTCCAGATATTCTTGCGAGTAGAATAACCGAAACCTGGCTGGATTGGGATGGCCGCCGTCAAATAAAGAAAAACGAATGGGAAGAAGTACGTAGATATGTCTATGCGACCAATACGGATCAAACTAGCAACTCTTCTCTTCCATGGAAAAATAAGACGACAGTACCTAAACTGTGTCAAATACGCGATAATCTCTTCGCAAACTATACTGCTACTCTCTTCCCTAAACGTAAGTGGCTGGAATGGGAAGCTGATAATGCCGATAGTAACTCTCTATTGAAGAGAGATGCTATCGTCAACTACATGAGCTGGGTTGTTGAACAACCTACTTTCCGCCCTGAGGCAGAGAAACTCATTCAAGATTACATCGACTTCGGCAACTGTTTTGCCACTGTCGAGTGGAAGGACATGCGTGTCGAACAGAGCTCAAAAACACAAGTGGGCTTTGTTGGCCCCGCCCTTCGTCGTATATCTCCTCTTGATATTGTTTTCAATCCTACTTCAGAATCTTTCATAGAGTCCCCCAAGATCATACGGAGTGTCATCAGTACTGGAGAACTCAAGTCTCTGCTTGACCGCATGAGCAACGACGAGAACCACGAAGAATATGAGACCCTTTACAAGTATCTTAGAGATATTAGGTTCCATGCGCAGCAATTCCAAGGCGACTGGATCCAGCGAGACAGACTATATCAAATGGATGGATTCACCTCCTTCCGAGAATATCTCATGTCAGACACCGTCGAAGTACTTACCTTCTTCGGAGATTGGTACGACCCCTACGCAGACGAACTCCAACGTAACCGTGTTATTACTGTGGTGGATCGGCATAAACTCATCAATAATCGCCCTAATGACTCTTTTTATGGCTATCCACCTATCTTCCATTCTCCCTGGAGACGAAAGCAAGACAATCTATGGGGTATGGGACCCTTGGATAATCTAGTCGGTATGCAGTACCGAATGGATCATGTGGAGAATATGAAGGCCGATATTTGGGATCTGGTTACATATCCAGTCCAGAAGATCAAAGGCTTTGTCGATGACTACACATGGCAGCCAGGAGAAAAGATATTTGTCACCGATGAAGGTGACGTAGAATTAGTCCAGCCTGAAGTACAAATCATGCAATCCAACTCGGAGATAGGCCTGCTAGCGCAGACTATGGAAGAAATGGCAGGCGCACCTCGTGAAGCAATGGGCATTAGATCCCCCGGTGAAAAAACCAAATACGAAGTACAACGTCTTGAGAATGCATCAGGCAGACTATTCCAAAACAAGATCTTCCAGTTCTCTGATTTTCTTGATGATTGTCTTAACGCTATGCTCGAGCTTGCACAGAGGAATATGGCCTCTATAACCTCAATCCGAGTGTTCAATGATGACTTTCAAACCACAACCTTCCAGAACCTCACTGTCGATGACATTACCGGAATTGGGCGTATTCGCGCCGTGGGCGCTAGGCATTTCGCGGAACAAGCCGAGATGGTCCAGAACCTCACATCCCTTACCGGGTCTGGGCTCTGGCCAGCCGTACAGCCACACTTCTCTGGAATTGTAATGGCTAAGATACTTGAGTCGATATTCGATCTCAAAGACTACCACGTCGTCACTCCGTATGTCGCTTTAGCCGAACAGGCAGATGCGCAGCGGTATATCCAAGCAATGCAAGAACAGCTCGCTAAGGAGACCACAACGGCCACAGGTATGGGAGATGACTATGATGTTGATGCATCAGGTAACTTCCAACCTCCTGCAGGTCAGGTAGCGTCTCCTAACGTAGCTCAAACAGGTACGCCATGATTAGTGCATGGACTAAACACTGCAAATCTGAAGAAGAGAAGCAGCAATACCAAGAATCTCTCAAGAGAGTAAAGTGGGTCCTAGATGACCTGACTGCTCTTGTCGAGACGAATGTAAGCTCTATTGAGCTACAAGAGACCTCACCGAAATCTTACGATAGTCCTAACTGGCCTTACCGTCAAGCACACGCTAACGGCTACAAAGAAGCTATGAAGGATTTCATCAAACTAATTACCTTAGACCCCAAGGAAACAAATGGCCGACAGCCTCCTCAATCTGGATGATAACCAACCATCCGCCCAAGATCGCGAAGCAATCCTAAACAAGTGGAAAGACAAGCCACAGGAAGAACTTCTCGAAGCAAAAGTTAACGCTGACCTATACGTTAAGACCCTCACAGCTAGACTTGATGACTTAAGAAATGATTATCTTTCGTTACGAGAACAGCACCAAGCAGGTACCGAACTGAAGGATTTGATTGACCAATTAAAGTCAAAGCCTCAGGGAGACGATAATTCCCAACTTACCAATCAGGGAAACAATCTACCAGCTATTAAGCCAGAAGACATTGATACTCTCGTCACTCAACGAGTGACTGAACAGTTGACGCAACACCAGCGTACGCTTGCTCAGCGAGAGAACTTCAAGACCGTCGAGGCTAAACTTAAAGAGCAATTTGGTCCCGATTACCAGAATGCTTATAAGCAACGTTTAGATACTCTAGGACTAGATCGTGAATTCGCAGATGATCTCGCAAAGAATCATCCACAAGTATTCATAAAAACCTTCGAGTTGGACAATGTTAAGCAGCAGAACAATGTTTCTGTTCCTCGCAATACCCAACGTCCAGGTTCGTTCGCTCCATCCGCACCCGTGCGTAACTGGGCTTACTATCAGGAAATGAAGAAGACTAATCCGAAGTTGTATCTGGATCCCAAAATAGCGGTCCAGATGGATGCCGACGCTCAGGCCTTAGGGGCTGACTTCGGACTTCCGGTGGACTAAACCCACTAAGGAGATAACTTCATGGCTGGTTTTACCTCACAAGGCAATCAGCATCTCATTAGGACACAGCTCTGGTCGACTCAGATCAAAGAGCTGCTTCTTGATGAGTTGAACGCAATGAAGTTTGTCCGTATCCTCGGGGATTTCCCTGATGGTTACACGATCAACATCCCCTCGATTGGTGAAGCTGAGACTGCCGATTTCAATGAAAATATGGCAATCAAGTACAACGCACTAGACACTGGTAACTTCCAGTTCTCGTTCGACCAGTACAAGTACTCTGCTAATGCAATCTCGGAGAAGTTTAAGAGGGATAGTTTCTACGCGCAAGACGTAGTCGCGGCATTCGTGCCACGTCAACATCGTGCGTTGATGGAAGCTGTCGAAACTCGCATCTTTGCCGTTGCGAACTCTGGACAAACTGCATCTAACCTAAACACTATCAACAACGCAAGCCACCGATGGGTCGCTGGTGGTACTGGTCAGTCCCTTACCATTCAGGACTTCGCCAAGGCTCAGTATGCCCTTCAGAAGGCTAACGTGCCCCAGACGAATCTGTGTGCGATTGTTGACCCGTCCGTTGCCTACACTTTGGCCACGCAAGCTAACATGGTTAACCTCATGTCACCACAGCAAATGTGGGGGGATGTTGCCCGTGATGGTATTGTGACTGGCTTTAAGTTCCGGTTCAACGTCTTCGGTTTTGATATCTACGTTTCCAACTACCTTCCCGGTAGCATCAGTGAAACTATCAACTCCGTCGCCGTAACCAATGGTGTGGCCAACTATTTCTTCAGCGCAACCCCCGGTGACACCTGTCCCTGGATTGGTGCATTCCGTCAGCAACCTACCGTCTACAGCGAGTTCAACAAGGACCTGCAGCAGACTGAGTACCTGACGATCTGCGAATACGGCTTCAAGCTGTATCGGCCTGAGAATATGGTCATCATCCTCACCAGCACCTCTGCTGTGCCTGCATAAGGAGTAACAACATGGTAGCTGGAAATTGGATGAACAATGACGGACTCTACATCCAGTACGGAACTTCGAAAGCTGTTCCTACTACGATGGGAGACTATCTATCCTATGGTGAAACTCGAGAAGTCGAATTCACCGTCACCTTCGCAAACGCTGTCCCTGCGGGTCAGTACATTCTCGGTAACACTACGATGTTCCCGTCTGGCGTGTTCATTGAACAGGTCGAGATGGACGTCGAAGTTGCTGCCGCTGGCGGTACTTCCTTCAGCATCGGTACTGTAAGGGCTGACCGTACGACGACTGGTACTGGTGGCACTGCCGCTGGCACCTTCATCAACGGTGAAGTCTTGGCCACTATTACCCCCGCTGGTAAGAAGGTCATTTACACTGCTGGTACGTCGGGCGCTGGTACCGGTATCGGTACTACGACCAACTTTACGGATGGTTTTGCATATATCGCGATTACGACTGTCGGTACGTTTACCGGTGGTGGTACGGCTAAGATCCGTATCAAGTATCGTGGTATTGGTACAATCACTCAGTAATTGATCTAGGGGGTCCTAGCGGCCCCCTCTTTCATAAGGAAAACATATGACTCTTCCTAATCTTATTCTAGATAATACAGGCAATACGGAAGTCGAAGACGCCGTCCGCCTGTCTTATAACGCGATGACGAACGTTCCGATCCCCGTGGCTTCGCAGCCTTATATCTGCGCTGGCACTGGCGCTCCTACGTTTACCGCTCCTCAGGGTACCATGTACATCCGTATCGACGGTGGTGCAGGTGCTCGTCTTTATATGAACAGCACAGGTTCTACGACCTGGATTGTTGCAGGTAGCGCGGCGTAACAATGACTAAAGTAACCCTGGCTAATGTAGGAAACATCATTGATGCTACTACGGCGGAAACAAATATAAATAATAATTCTGCGGCCATAGTTACCGCCGTTGAAAATACATTATCGAGAGACGGCACAAACCCTAACTCGATGAATGCTAATATAGATATGAATTCTAACCGAATTCTTAATCTGCCTACTCCTGTTAGTAATCTCGAGCCAGCTAGATTAGTTGATCTGGAAACGCTAACAGGCAGTGGTACTATTACTGTCAATCCTCTCCCAACGGGGGGAACTACTGCTCAGGTTCTTTCTAAGAACAGCAACGCTAACTTCGACGCTGGTTGGTCTACACTCCCTACTTTCGTCAGTTCAATTGATGCTCAGACCGGCGTATTCACTACTGGAAATGGTATCGATAGTCTAGGCAAAGTCATCGAGTTGACAGCCGCTCGAAGAACTTTACCAACTCGTCAAGTATTTAATACTGGGTCTGGAACTTATAACCGACCTGCTAACTGCCTTTACATCATCGTTAAGATGGTGGGCGGCGGTGGAGGTGGCGGTGGTTCTGGTACTTCAGGCGCTGGTACAGGAGGTACTGGAGGTACTACATCTTTCTCTACATTCTCTGCAACAGGAGGTGTAGGAGGAACTGGTGCTAATCTAACTTCCAACGCAGGCGGTGCTGGAGGCTCTGCATCCGGAGGTAATATAAACCTAAGCGGTCAGCCCGGTGGAAGCTCATTCAGTGAAGTTCTATCGACTGTCTACGGAGGTGTAGGTGGAAACTCTGCTTGGTATTGTGGAGGTGCTACCAACAATCTGGTAACAGGTGCAGGTGGAGCTGCTGTTAACAACACTGGAGGCGGTGGTGGCGGTGCTGCCATGTCTAGCGGAAACGCTGCAGCTTCTGGCGGTGGCGGAGGCGGAAGTCTCGAGGGCATTATATACAGCCCTGCTGCAACATACTCATATGCCGTTGGTGCTGCTGGCTCTGCAGGTTCTGCAGGTGTCGGCGGATCAGCAGGCGGTGTTGGTGGTGCAGGCTTGATTATAGTCGACGAATACTACGGAAGTTAAAATGTCTAAGATAACACTCACACCTCTGGCTAATCTCCAGAATGAAAATACAGCAGTAAATGCTATTAACAATAATAGTGATACTATCCAGACTGCTTTCGATAACACTCTATCCAGAGATGGTACTGCCCCTAATACTATGCAGGCTACCATTGACATGGATTCCAACAGGATACTAAATCTTCCTGAACCTGCCACGGCAGACGAACCTCTTCGTCTACAAGATCTTAGTGATTTTGTTGGAGGTGGTACGGTTACGAATATCCCAGCAGGTGGTACTACTGGACAGCACCTGACTAAGTCAAGTAACGCAGACTATGCCGTAGGCTGGACTTCAGAGTCCTCTTCCCTCGTCGCAGGAACTAACATAAATATCACTGGTTCTAGTCCTGCCACTGTCGCTACGATAACTAACCCTACGTTCACGACAGTCAATACTGCTACTATACCTACTGTCGTAGATACACTAGTTGGACGTAATACTACTGACACCCTGACTAATAAAACTCTTACTGCTCCTACAATGACTGCCCCTGTCTTGGGCACTCCTGCGAGCGGTACTCTTACTAACTGCACTGGGTATACCCCAGCCAACTTGTCAGGTATAGCAGCAGGCATGGCTACCTTCCTGACTACTCCTTCTTCGGCTAACCTGAGGACTGCAGTTACAGACGAGACAGGCTCTGGTGGTGCTCTTGTATTCGCTACAGGTCCTACCCTGTCTGCCCCAGTAATCTCTACGATATCTAATACTGGAACGCTCACTCTACCTACTTCTACTGATACTCTTGTAGGTAAGGCCACTACAGATACCTTCACCAACAAGACCTTCAACAGCACTGCCACAGGCAATGTCCTGCAGGTAAGTGGTGTTACTGTCTCTGCTGGTCAGTACCCAGGTGAACCTACAACTGGCAATGCTACAGCAGGTAACAAAGGCGAGTATATCGAAAGTGTAATCGCTTCTGGCTCTGCTATCTCTGTACTGAGCAATACTGCTAAGGACTTGACTACGATCTCTCTCACCGCAGGTGATTGGGATGTCGACGCTGTTCTTCAGTATCTCTTCCCTGCCAGCACTAGCGTGACGGCGATGGGAGCATCTCTCTCTACAACCTTGAATACTCTGGATGCTACAGCAGGTAGATTTGTAAACCTCATCTCTGCGGCTAACGTCCCCGGTAACGGTGCTACATCCTCCGTAGTTATTCCCTCTCTTCGTTTCAGCTTGTCTAGCACCACTACTATCCATCTGGTTGCATTGACAACGTTCACAGTCTCCACTCTCAGTATGTACGGTATCATCCGTGCAAGAAGGGCTCGTTAATGGTTACCCCCGAGGCATATGGAGCAGTAGGCAACGGTACTACCGATGACTACGCTGCTATGCAATCCGCTCTTAATAGCGGACAGACGGTAAGACTAACAGAAGGCAAGACGTATAGGATTGTTATTAACTGGATGACCACTCCTAACTTAGGTCTGGTTATTCCTGCGAATACAACTCTAGACACAAGCAACGCTACAATCAATCTAGAGATCGCTGGTAATGCTTATGGCATCCGGCTTCAGAGTAACTCTCACATTTGCGGGCACGGTAACATCAACGTAACTGCCATATCAAATGTGGATAGTCTACAAGGTATTATACAATCTGTAATCAGCATTGGTGCCTGCTACGGTGAAGTAACGAGTGTCTCTAGCTTAGGTCCTTTCATCACAGCCACTGGCTGGAGTGTGGAAGGTGTAACTCTATCTACCATTAAACCTAATGGTCTTCACATTTCATGTGTAGGAGGCGTCTCTGGAATAATTCGAGATGTCCGCTTCCCAAGTAATGCTTATGCCTTTGGTTGTATAAACTGCGATTGGGGGACGGTTGGTACCCTAGGTACTATCCCAGCTAATAAGACTGCATGGTCTGCTGGCACCTTCTATACAGTTCATCCAAGTAACATCCTAATCGAAAGTGTCTCTATTGGAGACATGAGCAACTCAACCTCGATACCCATCAGGTTGTCTGGTACTGACAATATCACTGTACGTAACTTCCGTATCGCAGGCAGCCGAGCTATCGGTGTAGCCCACTACGGTGGTGACTACGGTTATGAGTTTGCACAAGCTGGCTCTCCTCAGCGTCGTGCGTTTATGGGAACCTCGATTACCAATGGTAAGATAGACAATACTAACTCCGGAGAAGCTATCCATGTTGACGCCTTTGCAGATAACATTTTTCGTGAGTCTGGATACACTCCTACTCTTAATCCTATCTACCACTCCAACATTATAGTTGATGACATCCATGCAGAAGGAAACTTCTCAGGAACATCCCACGGTGTGATGGTTAACTATATCGACGGAGCTACCGTACGCGACGTAGATATGATTGGGTTCAGCAATGGAGTATGCTTTGGTGATTACACTACTAACTGTAATCTAGAGCGTAGTCGTGTGTGGGGCAACATGAGCGACGGTGTTTACATCGGAGGCTCTCTGTCAGCTCCTACAGATATCAGCGTCACTGACAGTTGGATTTGTAATAACGGTGCTAACTCAACCAATGCAGGTATTCGCTCAGCAAATGGTAGCAGGCATTACCTCCAGCATAATATCCTAGGTGGTCCCGGAGAAGGCGGCCAGTACTATGGTATCTATGTAGCATCGACAGACGCTTTCATCTTCTCCAATTATGTAAAGGCAATCAAATCAGGAGGGGCAGGTATCTCTAAGGGGAGTACCGTGCAGATTGCTTGGAATTTCTTCGACCCTTCAATCCCCTCTAGTAGGCAAATCATATGAAACAAAACTACGACTTTTGCATTAGAGAAGTTCTTAAATCGGAAGGCGGTTATACTAATGACCCCGCCGATAGCGGTGGTGAAACCAACTTCGGTATTACCCAGCGTGAGACTTCTATCCCCGTCAAGACTATGACGAAAGATCAAGCTATCGCTATCTACAAGAAGAAGTATTGGGATACTGTCGACGGAGATAACCTTCCGTCTGGTGTCGACTATACTGTCTTCGACTATGGAGTTAACTCCGGTGTAGCTCGTGCGAAGAAGATCTACAATCAGTTTAAGGATGAGAAAGACCCTAACGTTCTGATCAATAAGATCAACGATGAGCGTCAAGCCTTCCTCAACAATCTAGCCGTCCGTCGTCCTAAGGATCAGAAGTTCCTTCGAGGATGGACTTCTCGAGTTGCCCGTGTTCGTAAGGATAGCCTTGGTCTATCTAAGCCCGCCGTGGTGGTCACTAAGACCCCTGACAATGTCTCAGGTCCCGCTGCAGGTATGCTGGCTGGCGGTGGTTTCATCGCAGCGATGTGGGAACACATTCATACTCACCCCATTATGACTGCCGTAATCGCAGTTGGTATTGCAGGCATCATCTGGTCTGTCGTACACGAAATCAGGAACAACAATGCAGTGGATTAAAGACTATCTAATATCTCCTACTCACAAGTGGTGGGTGGAGAACATATGGCGTCCTTCTTGGACCCGTGTCGTTACCTTCATCTATGGTGTCCCTGCTTTAGTTACCAGCGTCTTCGTGCAGCTTGCTGCATGGGGCAACGACTCCAGTGTTGCTGCATACATGGATCGCATGCACGTACCCAACTGGGTTCCTATGGCTTTCGCAGGTGTTGCTCTCGTCTCATACATTGCCCACGGTCGTAAGGCTGGGGATGTAACCTAATGTTAGCTTGGCTTCCTATTGTAGGACCTATCATTCAAGGCATTATTGGTCTATTCACTAAAAAGATGGACACTGATGTTGAGAAAATTAAAGTTACAAGAGCCTCTGACATAGAGGAAGCCAAGGTATCTTCTGAAATTATCAGGACTACTCAAGACGATATCGCTCTCAGGATCGCCAGAGATATGATGATCTTTCCTGTAGCCGTCTGGTTTATGCTGGTAACTTGGGACACCATCATAGCTGAAACTGTCTGGAAAGAGTATATGTGGCATACTGCCTCTTTCGACAGGACCAGCGTCCCATATCTGCCTTATGCAGTTCTTGTCTTTCTTCTGGGTAACATCGGTCTCAACATGTGGAACCGTAAATGAAATTAACAAACCTACAGTATGTACAGTCTATTCTAAGCTCTTTAGGTTCAGACGAAGTCAACTCTGTTTCAGATACGACTGAGTCTCTCCAAGTCTTAGATATTCTCAAGACTACTTACTTCAATATTCTATCTAGGACGGCTCTACCTGCCCATACGCAGCTGATAACTCTCGATCCTTCTCTAGACCCCTCTACTCCAGTCCTAATGTATATTCCCTCTGGAGTAAACAAACTAGAGTGGATTAAGTACTTCGATAGCAACAATCTTCCTAATGCAGATCAGACAGACTTCATTCACGATTTGAATGTGGATCTATCGTCTACTCCGGGAGAACCTGGCGCTGCTCCCGGGTATACGTATGTAACCATGTTAGGTAATCAACAGTTCATTGATATGGTCAATACTATGAACCCTAACAATGATAATGTAGAATCCTTTACCTTTACCAATAGTAAGAATAATTATCCAGGTACTTATACATTCTACTATAGGAATGATAAACAGCCTCAGTTTTGTACTACTATTAGTAACTACTATGTAATCTTCGATAGCTTCGATAGTGCAGTAGACGATACTCTTCAGTCTAGCAAAGTAATAGCTTACGGAGAAGTTGCTCCTGTCTGGTCTAATGAAGATAACTTCACTCCCAATCTGGATGATGAACAAGTTCCTCTCCTGCTCAATGAAGCTAAATCACTAGCCTTCTTCGAGCTAAAGCAAAGCGCACACCCTAAGGCAGAACAGTTTGCTAAACGACAATGGAGTTCAGTTCAGAAAAGAAAAGCGAAGGTAGAAAGACCTACTGCATTCGATGCTCTGCCTGACTTTGGCAGACGATCACAAAATCAAACAAGACTCTTCAAAGACCGTGGATGGGATAGATTCTAATGAGCTTCAGCGCAATGAGCAATCTTAAAGCTAACGACCGTATACTCAAGCTGGAACCTATTGAAGGTAAGCCAGCTCTTTCTTCAGGACTTACTCCTGATACTCGGTTGTTTACTGGAGAACAAAACCTTTACCTAAAGATGGACCCAGAGACTTGTCTTTGGTCCTTTCAGTACACCAACAACGGATTACTTCCTCAGGGTTTGACTGGTAAGTTTACTTCCTTCAAAGCTGGACTTAAACACGCTGAAGGTTACTTTCTAAAACGTAATGTTAGAATTACGCAAGTGAAAGACTAATGCCTCAACAGATAACTACCGCAGTAGAGAACAACTTTACTAAGGGTCTAATCACCGAAGCTACTGCCCTTAACTTCCCCGAGAACGCTGCTACTGACACAGACAATAGTGCATACAGCCTACTCGGCGATGTAACACGTCGGTTAGGTGTTGACTTCGAAGATAACTTCTCCCTCTTCTCTCAGTCCCTTACCAACAAGGCTGTCAATACTTATAGATGGAATAACGCAGGAGGAGACGGTTCGTCTCAAGTGGTAGTCGTCCAGAATGGAATGACCCTTCTGTTTTATGCATCTTCTAACGTAATTATATCTACCAGCCTGTCTCTCAACAGACTGTCTTCTACTGTAGATATGACCCAGTTCCAGACAGGAGTAACTCCTGATCCTTCCTTAGAAGAGTGCCAGTTCTCAAGTGGCAATGGATACTTGTTTGTATACCATCCCAGGTGTCAACCTTTCTTCTGTTCTTACTCTGGCGGTACTATTACAGCCAACATCATTACCGTCAATATCAGAGACTTTACAGGAGTCCTTGAACCTGGTGTGGCTGTCACAGACAGACCTACAAGTCTTACCAACCAACATTTGTATAACCTAATCAACCAAGGCTGGACGCAAGGTTCCCCTTGGGTTGCTATATCGAGTGGCTCCGGTCCTGCCGTAGTAGCTGCTCCCGGTGGTGCATCCTTTACAGTCCCCGCAGGTATACCCGGCACTACTATCGGAGATACTGTAGGCATTTATACTACAAGGGATATCTTTACTGGTGCTGGTCTTATACCTGCAGGAACAGGTGTGATGGGAGGTATCCTATCTTCATACGTAAGTAATACGATGGGGATAAGCATAACTTCAGACTTGCTTATGGCCAGAGGTCTGCAATTAGGACCATATAAGATTGTTCCCTACAATAAGGGCTACATCAACACATGGGCAGCAGCTCTCTCTAATTACCCCAGCAATTCAGACGTATGGTGGTTCTTTAAGAACTCTTCCAATACCTTTGATCCTCTTACTACGCTCAATCAGGTTACCGTCAACACCGGAAATGCCCCTCGTGGTCATTTCATTATGAATGCTTTCAACTTAGATCGCTCTACCATATCTACTGTGTCTGGTATGAATACTGTGTCTACTAGCTTACGTCCTAGGACAGGAACATGGTTTCAAGGACGAGTGTGGTACGCCGGGGTAGATGCGTCAGCTCAAAAGAGTACTACGACAGATTTTTACACTTGGACTGAGAACATCTACTTCTCTCAGATAGTCACAGGACCTGAGCAGTTTGGTATGTGTCATCAATTGAATGACCCCACGTCTGAGACATTGTTTGATCTGCTTCCCACCGATGGAGGTGTCATAACAATCCAAGATGCTGGAGCCATATACAAACTATTCCCAATACAGAATGGTCTGCTTGTGTTCGCAGCCAATGGCATATGGTTCATAACTGGTAGTCAAGGGATAGGGTTCACAGCTAACGACTACACCATCACTAAGATCTCTTCTATTCAAAGCATATCTGGAACGTCTATGGTAGATGTCAATGGACTTCCTTACTTCTGGAATGAAGAAGGTATCTACTCAGTCTCTCCTGCTCAAGGCGGAGGATTACAAGTAGAGTCTATTACAGTCAGTACTATCGCCTCGTACTATGACGAAATACCAATAGAAGCTAAGAGATACGCCAGAGGTGTGTACAATCCTATTGAGTACACAATCCAATGGCTATTCAAGAGTGAGTCAGACGGAGACAGTGTAACTAATAGGTATCAGTTCGATAAGATACTTAATTACAACACTTATAACAAAGCATTCTTCCCTTATTCTTTCTCAGGCGGTCCTAAGTTAAACGGGGTACTCTACCTGACTTATCCAGGAAGTGCTCAGTCTCCACCCCCATCGTACAAATACTTATGCTCGGAAGCAGGCAATATAACCTTTGCCGATGAACACGATGAGGACTATGTAGACTGGGCATCCTCCTCTGCTGGAGCGTCTAACTATGAAAGCTTCTTCGTAACTGGATATAAGATTAGAGGACAGGGTATACGCCGCTCTCAGCCTCAGTATGTTCAGGTCTTCTCTCGAATGAATGGCAGAGCTAATGCATATAAGATACAAGGTATCTGGGATTATGCCAATGATCGTAACTCCAATCGTTGGAGCAATATCCAACTCGTTACGAATGGCTTAATCAGGCACGATACTATACTCAGACGTCATAAGATAAGAGGGCATGGATATGCTCTACAGTTCAAGGTAATCTCTGCAGATGGAATGCCGTTTGACATTCAAGGATGGTCTGCTGTCGATACAGTAAATCAAGGTACATAATGGATCCTATTTCAGCCGGTCTTTCAGTTGTTGGGTTTGGGTTACAGCTCTTTGGAGGAATGGAATCCGCCAAGATATCCAAACAACAAGCTCAGCAGAGCATGGCTATAGCTGCTGACGAACAGAAGATAAACGAACAGAAGCAAGCCCAACAGCAACTAGAAGCTAGACGAATGCAGATGCAGACACTTCGGAATGCTCAACGAGCTCGTGCGATGGGTACAGCAGCGGCTGTCTCTCAAGGTGCTTCTCTAGGTTCTGGTCTACAAGGAGCTCTCGCTCAGAACACTGACGAAGGTCTCTTCAACCTGTCTGGTATCAATCAAGCCAGCCAGATCCAAAGCAACATCTTCGGTATTAACAACGATATCTCAGGACACAAAATAGAGTTGGCTAAGTTGGGTGGTGAGCAAGCTCAGTACCAAGGACTAGCTTCTCTAGGCGGGTCTCTTATGAAGATCGGACCTACCGTAGGAGCCTTCGGTAAAGATCTCACAGCAGGGATTGGTAAAATTGGAACAGGCTTTGCAGGACCTTACGTCTAATGGAAACGAACTTTAACTCCCCGGTTACTTATGGCGCCACCTCTATGGACGCCAATGAGATGCCGGTATACCTGACAGACGATACTGCTCCTACTCTACCTCCTTCTCCTGTTGTCGCTGCCAAGCGTTCAGAGAAGGCAGACCTTGGCTTGTCTGAAGCAACTAACATGCCTGCTGGTGAGATAAGGAATATGATCCAGTCTGGACGTGAGGAAGAGTTCCGTCAGCGTGCTGCATCAGATCTTAACTACAGGTTAGGTCAGAAGCTAGATCAGAAACTGATTGACGCTAGGAATGCCAAAGGCGGTCCTCTCACTTACGAAGAAGCCCTCAAACTAGTTGATCCTTTCAACCCTGAGAATGGTAAGGCTGATCCTAAGGATGTAATTGAGAAGGCTTATAGCCAGAAGTTTATCTCTGCTGCCAATACAGCTGCAGGATATATGAAACAAACAGTACTAGACGATGCCGTACGGGAGACTCCTGAGCAGTTAAAAGCTGCGCAAGAAGGTACGTCTCGTCTAGTCACTCATCTCGAGATAGCTAAGACTCTCAAGCAAGATATTGATAATGAAGTCAAGGCTCAGTCTTGGCCGGGCTGGCTTGCTGACCAAGGCAAGACGATGTTCCAGCCATACAATGAATGGAAGCTGCGTGGGCTATACCCCAGTGTAGGCCCCATTTCTGGTGGACTTCTTCTCGGCGATAATATGAAAGCGCAGGCTGATGCGATCTTTAACCTCCCTACTGAACAGTATAGGAAGGTTCTTCCAGAAACCGTCAAACAACTTCGTCGTGATAATCCTGCTCTTGCTAGTCAATTCGTTGATTATATTATTGGGCTGGGAAGTAGTGATCGAGTCCTTCAGAATACCTTTACAATACTTGCTCCGCTTGATTACGCTGGAGTAGGAAACATGAGCAAGAGTTTGCTTCGTAAGATCGAAGTGAACAACCGTACCCAGAAAGCATTCAAGGATATCGTCGCTGCAGCTGCTAAGGCTGACGGAGATGTACCTGTAAAGGCTGCCCTTCAGGAAGGCGCAGGAGACATTAAGGGAGCTGCAGTCACTCGTGCAGCCGATCATGTCGAGAAAGCTATGTCTGGCAAGCTTGATCCTGTCCAAGATATCAAGGAAAGTCTTACTAGTAATTGGCGTCTTGACGGTGATTTACTCGATAGTAATCCCGGAAACCTATCACGTTCTGAACTAACCGATCTGAAAGATTCATTCTACAGGAGCGGGGACAGCTTCTACGAGAAAATATTGAGCCTATTGAAGGTCAGCCGTACTCCAGAACCTCTTAAGAATGAAGAAGCTATCAAGGCTTATCAAGCATTAGGTCAAAGCCAGTATCCCAATGAGAAGCTGCTAGACAGATCTTCTCCTATTCACATGCCTGAGACCAACACCTACCACATCGCAGATACGTTTGGTAATGCTGAAGGTCGTCTATTCTCTGATCCTGAGACTGCCTATAACTACGCTAAGATGCGTGGATGGGCGGATCCTCGTATCCAGAGCGCTACTGGTGAAGTAGAACGTGTACCTGCCAAACTGACAGGCACTAAGACTGATCTAGCCAACAAGGTTAGGCTTGAGAAGTCTATCCCTGAGCTACAAGCTACAATAGATAAGATTAAGAACTACGCTGATCGTCGATCAACCTTCATTGGTCCTCGTCGAGATGCTGACATTGAGAAGGCTAAGAAAGATCTATCCATCTTTGAGACCGTCCAAGCTCGCTACAAGGCTGAGCTAGAGGCTATCAATAAGAAGGTGGTTATGTCTGAGCCAGTCATCGAACAGCAAGGACTAGGCTACAAATATACAATCGTCCGTCCCTATAAGGAAACAGATGATGCAGTTCGCATGTACCTCCTCAATGGCAAGGAAACCCGATCCTCTGCTTCTCTGGAAGGCTTCCAAAGCTGGAAGAACGCTGCCCTAGGTTGGATACGCGGTTCAGACGATACTCTCGCCTACAATGAATCCCTTCAACGTAAGATCGCTACATACACTCAGAATGAGATGAAGAAGTGGGCGGCTGAGGAAGCTAAGGACCTTGAGAAGTTAGCTAATCCTGCCACTTGGTATAAGCCTTGGACTTGGCCATATAAGTTTACCAGCAAGGAGAAGTTTGAGCAGTTCAACTCTACGTTGAACTTTGCTAAGACTGCTGTAGATAAAAAGACTGGAGAGCTAGGTTATTTCTTCAAGACTCCTGGTGAGATCCAAGATCACTATCAACGCTGGTTTGGTAGAACAGCCAATCTAGACGAGATCAAAGCTTACTTCGCTCACGTCAAGCTACTGGAAGCTAACCGTGTCCTGTCCGAAATCGCTGAGTTCCGTAACCGTGCCCGCCTAGGTACAGAGCAGCATGCTATCTTCATGCTTGCTAAGGATGGCACCCGTATCTCTTCAGGAGACTTCGATGGTATCTGGCAGAGGGAATTCCCTCAAGGCGGTGGACAGATCCTAGTGATGGGAGGCCATCAAGGCGATGAGCGTCTATACAATCTAGGTGCGAACGACATTTCTCCCAAACTACTCAAGAAGATGAAGGAAGATGTCAGTACAGGTAAAGCTAAGGTAATCCGTATTTATGATCCCGACTCCAACCCTCTTTCAGGTTTCTCTGATGTTGCTGGCAGTAACCGTGTTCGTTATGTGCTTACTTCTGACGTAGAGACTAAACCTCTCGGCATCAACCATGTCAATCGACGTGGTGGTGGTCACTATGACATTGATGCAGAGTACTACGTAAAGCAAGCCGATATCTTCCACGAGTTCGCTGGAGATGCTGCTTCAGACAAACGTAAAGTATTTAAGAAGATTTATACTGGCGATAAGACGCTAATGCCTATGGCTAATAGAGTTATGGGTAAGGATGTCGTCGAGAAGATGAACCAGATGAATATGTTCATGAGGGAAAATCGTATAGAGGAAGCTAAAGCTCTCTCCCGTTCCCTCGGAATTGACTGGGATAAGATGTCATCTTGGTATGACAAAGACAGGATTAGTAATGGAAAGAAGGTATCTAGACCGTACATTGACTGGGATGAACCTTTCTATCTGGTCCCCAGAAATAAAAAGATATACGACATCGACAAATCCCTCGAGACTAGGATCGGTAAAGACCTTTTCCAGGACGGCACAAGATCGGGCTCAGATGCGAAACAATTCCAAGTTGCCTACAACCAAGCGAGGGACAGTGAAATTCAACATACCCTCACCGACGTTGGAACCCAAGGAAACCCTATCTACAAGCTAGAGCAGGCTAAGTACGTCGATCCAATCCCAAGTCTAAATAAAGCTCTCAATCGAGCTATCAACAGTACATTCATGGATGACTACAAGATCCATGCTGTGGAGCACTGGCTGGCTGAGGCTATCCCTCACATGAAGGCTAGTGAGAGTGAAGTAAGGTCTGCTCCTTTCTACTACTTCCACACAGCTAATGCTGGGGAGTTCAAGTCTGCTACAGACAGAGCAGTCGTATCTAATCTCCTGTCTAACAAGTTTAAGATAGACCAGTTTATGGGTAGACCTAATGTAGCTGAGACCTACATCCACGGTATGACTCAAACATTGACTGATGCTTTCTATACCAAGTTCGGTCCCGAGGAAAGTCGTAATCTCCTTACTAAGGCGGTTACCATTGTTCCTCTATGGGCCCTAGGAAAGTGGCAAGATCCTATCTCCGGAATTAGATCTCTCGCTTTCAACGCGAAACTAGGGCTCTTTTCTCCTGCCCAGTTCTTGGTACAGGCTCAAACCTTCGCCAACATATGGGCGCTAGGCGGACGCCACTCTGCTGCAGGTACCTTCGGTACTATGCTCCATGAGTGGAGTAGGATTAACAAGTCTGAAGCCTTCATGAATAAGTTTGATGACTATTATTCTAAGCTGAACATGTTTGGTAGTAAGGCTAAGCCCGGTGAGTTCATAGAAGCTAACAAGGTACTTGAACGAACTGGCTTCGAACATGTCGGGGGCGAGTATCAACTGGCTGACGATCAGATGCAACATCGGTTCGTCAAAAACGAGTTCAATAACTTCCTAGACGCTGGTCAAGTCTTCTTCAGAGAAGGTGAGAAAGCTACACGTCTAGGTGCATGGTATACAGCATTCCGGGAGTTCCGACATGCCAACCCTAATAAAATACTTACTAACGATGATGTTGCTGGCATTCTTGCTCGGGCTGACCTGTTCACTGTTAACATGTCCAGAGCCTCCGCCAGTGCACTAAACTCCAGCATCTTCTCTCTCCCCATGCAGTTCCTGAGTTATCAGGTGCGCATGGCAGAGCTCTTCCTTGGTAAACGACTAGGTGGGACGACCCCTGAGCGTGTCATGGCTAGAGCGAGGCTGTTAGGCATGTACTCAGCCCTGTATGGCGTCCCTGGTGCACTTGGCGTTACTGGCTATCCGTTCGCGGACTCTATCCGGGAGGCAGCCCTCAACAAGGGGTATGTTCCCGGCGACAACCAACTCGCCGATGCCATCATGAATGGTTTCACCAGTTGGTCAATGGCTATGATCTCCGGAGACTTCGATTATAAGAAAGGTACTCAATACGACGTCCAAGGACGTTGGGGTACTCAAGGTATGACATTCTTCAGAGAGTCTATGAGATCCGATAAGACTGTCTGGGCCCTCCTAGGCGGTGCTGGTGTCGATACCATTCTCTCTACGATGGGTAAGATTACAGATCCCTTCTGGCAGTTTGCCAGACAGATGGTTACTGAAGATGAGGAAGGCAATACGTTCAAGATTACTCCTGCTCATCTTAACTCTATCCTTTCAGAAGTCGCATCCTACGATGCAGCCTCCCGTTTCATCTATGCCATGCATACCGGCCGATGGTTGAATAAGAGTGAAAACTACATTGAGGATGTGTCAGCAAAGGATGCTCTCTTCCGAACCATAACAGGTATCAAAAGTCAAGATCAGCTAGACGTGATGAGCATGCGCAATATCGCTGAAGCTGAGAAGAACGCTCAGAAGAAAGCGGAGAAAGAGATCATCCGAGACTACCGTCGTGGGTTGGATGCTACTCGAGATAAAGATTATGAAACCGCAACTACATACTTCACTAATGCCCGTGCGCGTATGATCGCTGCAGGCATCCCCGTCGATCGTCGTAGCCAGATCTTTGCTAACGCAAGTCGTAACTACGAAGCACAGACTGTCACCAGTCAGTGGAACTGGGCTACCAAGAATGTGCCGTATGGTGAACAAGCAACAAGAATGGATGCAGTCACTAGACGAAATGCACTCCGTGATTACAGGAACCAATAATGGCTATTTTTAATCCACAAACACCAGATATTAAAACTCCAGATTGGACTAACACATCTAGACCAATCTCCCAACCTGAGTCAGACAAGAGTGCAGGAATGCTTCTTCAGACTCTAGGCCAGTCCCTTGAGAGTGGAGTCAAGATAGCTGAAGATACCATGGAGGACTTCCTTAAGGATAAGGTCTCCGCTGGTGTGGATGCGCTACGCGATACGTCTATCCTAGCTTACCAAGACATACGGTCTAATCAAATTACAGGGACTCCTCCTGCACAGGGAGCGGTACAGACTGCTGGCTTCAAGGGCACTCTAACCAAAGAAGCTAACTCAGATATCCCTGATGATCTTCAGTCAGGTCTAGACCGTGCACAGAACATTGCTCTGGCTAAAGCTCAACGTGGCTCTGCTAACGATACGCTGTATACAGCCAACCTCTACGCACTAACCAAACAACTACGTGCAGAATACCCCGGACACAGAGACTTCATTGATCAACAGATCGCTCGTATCTCTGGTAAGAATCCAGCTAACGCTTATATGGACAATCTACTGTCGGACATTAATCGGGCTAGTACCGGTCAAGATGTCTTCCAGAAGCAGATCCTTACCAAGGCTGCTGCGAATATGGGAGATGCTGAAGTTCAGAAGTGGTGGCTTGCTACTCAGCAAGGTTTGCCTAATGGCATGGCCGGTCTGACTAAAGCTGTCTTCAAAGCAGAGGAAGAGAAGGCTAGGCATGAGAGATGGAAAGTAGAGAATGAGGAAGGCAAGGGAGATCAGGCTGCCGATGCTACTAAAGCGGCTGGACAGTATGAAGTTCGTGCTCAGCAGATCATAGATAAGCATCTCAACCCAGTCCTAGATATCCCCGGATTGACAGCCCCTCAGACTATGAAGAAGTTGATTGATGACAGCATGACTGGAAAGATCACTCTCAAAGAGGACCAGAAAGCTCTGCTTCTGTCCAGTCTAGTTGCTGCTAGAGGCCAGGCCGCTGATGATCTACAGAGAGTTGCTGACAAGGATGGATATTCTCAACGTATTAGAGATCCTAAGGCAGTGCAAGCTATCCGAGATGACAAGCTTGGGTATATGGATCGTGCTATCGATAATATCACTAACGACAAATGGGGAAGCCTAGGCGAAGCCAAGCGTCGTGTAACCGCCATGCAAGATCAGACCAACCTACAAGTCAATACCTCTCCGTTGGGTGAATGGTTCCGTCGCAGTAAGGTTGCTCAAGACTATCTCGGTCCTAACTGGACTAACTACATGGACAGCCTCGGTATGTCCAAGGGCGGTCTACAACAACTACAGTCCTTCTATAACGACAGCATGTTCAGAGCCAGTCTTCCCGACGATGTCCGTCAGGATGGAGTAGTGAAGAGTATGTACGCTGATCTGGTAGCAGCCCAGACTGCTAAGAACGGTGGCGTTAAGGCTCCTGATAAAATCTATGACAATCTAGTAGATAACGTTAAGCTTATTGTGCGTGCTAGAGAAGAAGGTAAGACTGACGTAGCTAAGGAAGTAGTCAAGTATACCTTTGATCCTAATAAGAATGCTAAGATACTGGAGTTCTTCGGTAAGGACTTCTACGATGACAGAGGGATTCTACATAAGGGTAGGAATGCTGTCTACGATACGCTGACTGAACCAAAGATCGTCGACTCTATCTGGGATCTTAGAGATCAAAAATCTTGGCAGATGCACAAAGACTGGCAGGAGATGTCTTTCAAAACTCTCTTCGGCGAGAATGTGAAAGACCTTGACAGAAAGATTAACTGGCAGACTGCAGGTATGAAAGATACCAAGCTCGTGTGGGACTCTGACTTCAATCAGTTCAGTCTCGCTGGCCCTGCTGTAGAAAAGAGTAGAAAGATTGATCCAAGTGTCCCTCCTAATGCTCTCCCTGCTGACGTTGCTAATGTTCGTATCACTCAAGCAACCGTCGATGATCTCAATAAAGGTCTGAAAAACCTATCATATATGAGAAAGAAGGAAGGTTCTGACGTTAACAGCTATCTATTCCAGATGCTGATGGACCTCGGCTACTCTCCCAACGATAAACTACATGGAGATAACCTCCCACAGAAGGCTATCGAAGCTGTCCAAGCTTCTTCCAAGTCTAACAAGATGAGGATTGAGGATGCCTTCCGGGCAAGCAGAGGCGCTGACTAATGCCGATTGGGACTTCTGACGGCGAGTATTTTGACAATCACTTTGAGGCCATGGTTGGATCTGGCGCAACTGCCGGACTCAAACGTGTGATTATCACGAAGGAAGAGAACCCAGAAATCATCCCAGGGACAGACCCAGGAGATGAGAAAATGGTACTCGATCCTCAGGTCATGCAGCAGAATAAAGCACTCGATAAATCCTATATGGATCCGACGACTGGGATGGGGGAAGAGATCAGTTTTAAAAGGCCTCTAGGAGGCTCTACGGAGCCCGCTGGTGCGTTAAATGGAGGGGAAGGTACTAGGGTAGCTCCCCCCGATAATTTTGATACTTCAACCAAAATAGACTGGTCTAAAATGAACCAGCCGACTGGTGAAGTCAGGCTGCCAGAAACGCAATGGGAGAATTTCCAACGTAGAGCTTCTGAACCTGTAAAACCTCTGAAAGACACTTCTCCGGAAGACATCCAAACAGCTATAGACGTAGCTATGAGCTTTGGCACAGGTACTATTACAGGTATTAAATCCAAGACCTTTAATAAGACTAACCTTTACCAAGCTCAGAATATGAAATCTGAAGGAGCTTCTCCGGAAGAGATTTGGAAAGCTACAGGTACCTACCTAGGCAAGGATGGTCGTTGGAGACAAGAGATCTCTGATAAGGGTATGGCTCTGAAAGAAAAAGCTTTCGATAAAGAGATAACCTTAGGAACACCTGACAAAGATATTCCAGGCTTTCCTAAAGGATGGGGACAATTAGGAACTAGCGGGACCGAGAAGTGGAGTATTAGAGGTTGGGATGACAAACCTATTAAAACTCTCAAAGATGTAGAGGATTTCTTCAAGAGAGATCCTGACCTCCCAATCACCGATGTCATACATCACCCAGAGCTATTCAAAGCATATCCTGAGTTAGCGAATTATAGAGTAGCCCCTCTCCCCCATGCACTGATAGAGAAAGGGATTAAGGGTCAGGTGTCTGGTAACACTATCTATCTAGCTCCAGGTAATCCTGAGTATCTACGCAGCGTTATAGCTCACGAGATGCAGCATACTGTCCAGAGAACGGAGGGCTTTGCCCGAGGCGGTATGGCTGATGAGTTTATGTCTCCGGAAGTAAAGAAAGTCGTCGAAGACTTCAAGCCTTTGGCTAAGGAAATTGAATCTGAGATTAAACAGATGTCTGGTATGGATGATGCTGCAGTAAACGGATCTATTAATCTGTTTAAGAAACATTTGCAAGAACCTACTAAAGATACTGCCCGTCGTGTTGAAGAGATACAAAAACAATACCCTGAAGTCGCAGGAAAAATAGAAGCTCTTGCTAAGACTGAAAATATGATTGACGCTAAGCTAGCACAGGCACATGAGCTGTATAGTCGGCTAGTCGGAGAGGTTGAGGCA